TAGAATGCGCACCCCCGGCGCGAAGTCGGGGCATGCAATGGGCCGTTAGCTCAGTCGGTAGAGCAGAAGACTTTTAATCTTTTGGTCGATGGTTCGAATCCATCACGGCCCACCAATTGCGACAAGGGTTTCGGAGCGATCCGGAACCCTTTTGTTTTTCCGCAATCGAAGTGCATTTCCGCAATTCACTTCGTCGGCGACACCTTTTCGCCCTTCCGCATCCGGGTGTAGCTCTCGGTCTGAACGACCGAAGAGTGGCCCAGCTGCTTCTGCGCCTGGCGGATATCGCCAGCCGAATCGGCCTTGTCGGTGCCTGCTTTCGCGCGCAGATCCCGGAACTGAAACGCCGCCTTGGGCACGCCGGCAGCCGCTCGCGCCGCGTCGAACCTGCTGCGCAGCTGCCCCTTGCTCAACGGCTGGCCATACTCATCCAGCAGCAGCGAGGTGTGCACGATCACCGCGCCTTTGTGGTTGCGCCGCTTCTTGAACGAGCGCTCACCGAACCGCGCCAGCAGCACCGCCAGCTCGCCCTCGATTGCGATGCGCAGCTTCTTCCGGGTCTTGCTCTGGCTGATGTGCAGGAACCCGTCGCGGATGTCCCGCCGGTCAAACGCGAGCGCGTCCGATGGCCGTTGTCCGGTCAGGTAGGCGAGGTCCAGGGCATCCCTCAACGGCTGGTCTGCGGCTTCCCACACCGTGCGGTAGAGGTCGTCCTCCACGTACACGTCCCGCCCAGTCTCGCCATAGCCACGCACTCCCTTGCAGGGATTCTCGGCGTCGGTGAAGCCCCATTCGCGGCACATGTTCCACAGGTGGCTCAGCAGTGCCTTCTCCCGGTTCGCGCTGACGGTAGCCACCGTCCCGTGCTTCGTTCGCAGGTCCAGGTACTGCCGGACGTGCAGCGGGCGAATTTTGGCCAGGGGCGCGGGCGGGTTACTGAAGAAAGCCTCCAGATTCGCCAGCTCCGTCAGGTTTACCTTCGCCGTCGAGGCGCGCTTTCGAGGGATCACCAGCTGCTTGTAACGGGTGGCCGCGTCCTTGAACGTGACGATCTCCGGCACTTCCTCCGAGCACGCCTGCAGCTCCGCCCACTTCCGGATTGCTACGGGGTAGCTCTTCCCGAGGGCCGTCTCCCGCCGCGGTTTCTCGCCGTGGTCGAAGTAGTAATAGACCGTGCTGCCGCGCTTCCGCTTCCGCAGGTTCGGTATCGCGCTCGGATCCTTCGACCGCCTTCCCATTACGCCGCCTTCTTCAGTGCGTTGCTGGTCCAACCCTTGGCGGATTCTGGGCTCTCCTTCGCCGATCCGTCCACCGCCGACCACAGCACCACGGGCCAGCCGGCCGCGTTGATGGTGTGGGCAATGCCGTTCTTCGCCAGGTTCCGCAGCTGGCAGCGCCGCGTGTGCGCGCCAGTCAGCGCCGCCACGTCACCGTGCGAGCCTGGGGTCATCAGTTTTTCAGCGGCGGACACGGCGGCCTCCTCTGGTTACGGTAATCATGCTGCCTTCTCCAGAGCGGCCTGGCTTGCCGCTTCGATACGGGTTCCTATCCACCTGATCACAGGGACGGCGAAGCTATTGCCGAGGATCTTGTACCGTGGGCCATCAGCCATGGGCTTGCCCTTGGCATTCATGACCAAAGTCCAGCCATCCGGTGCGCCTTGCAGACGTTCGCACTCGAGCGGTGTGAGTCGGCGCACCTGCGTGGGCGTGAGAAGCGCCGGTGCGGGGCTGTTGGCGTCCAGGCAAGTCGTCCGCTCTTCGAACAGCTTCCCTGCGTTGTTGCTTGCCGTGTTGTGAAGCTTGGTCGTGTAGGCAACCGCGATCTGGCCACCGGCATTAGCATGGCTGCCAAGGTGTCCCATCGCCCGCAGCGTAGGAGATACATCGGAGCTCACGCTCCGTGAGGGGTCACTGTCCTTGCAGCCGAATGCGAGATACGTGGTCTGTTTCATACCGGGTTGAGCTGCGAGTGCACCGGCAACATCTACCTCGCGCACTTCATCGCGCTGGTTCTGAGCGAAGGCAACGACAGGGACCAGGGGCGTTCCACGACCGGTGCCGTCCTCGCTGGCGTCGAAGCCGTCGGCACGCAGCGTGTGAGCGACCGCTGGGATCAGGAGGTCAGCATGAGCGTCCTGCTGTGTGGCGCTGCCAGCCGCTTTATGGTTCGCGGAGAGCGTGCCTGAGACCTGTGGAATCAATCCCCCTTGGCACTCGAAGTCGGTGCCGAGTCCACCACCGCCTTGAGCGCGAGCGCTAAGGGTGCCGGTAGCTCCTTCCCCCGTCCCGCGGCGCGGCGGAGAATTCCCGCGCAGGCGGTCGCACTCAAAAAGTACCGGGGGGCGACCGGCCCAGTCTCCAGTATCGAGGACAGCGAACACGCGGCGGCGCCGCTGCGCCACTCCGAACCACTGCGCGTCAAGCACGGACCATTCGACGAGACCGTTGTCACCCAACGCAACGCCTTCGGATCCCCAGCCTTCGACGGGGACAGGCACGATGGATCCTGCCATTGCGCCAACCACGACAGCAAAGTCTCGGCCCTTGTTGCTGCTGAAGGCGCCTGGGACGTTTTCCCAGACGAGCCAGCGTGCCCCGCAAAGATGTCGAGCTGCATTGAAAATCCTCAGTTGCTCATGGAAAAGACCGGACCTCTCTCCTTCCAGGCCAGCGCGGCGACCGGCCACAGAGAGGTCCTGGCACGGGCTACCCCCTATGACGACGTCGATCGCGCCGAGTGCTACGACCTGCTCTTCTGTGATCTCCGTGACCGATCCCAGGTTCGGCACGTCCGGGAGACGGCTGCGGAGCAGGTGGCACGCAGCCGGGTCGATCTCGGCGACGCCGACACATTTCCAGCCAAGTGGCGCCCAGGCCAGATGCGCCGCTTCCATTCCAGAGAAGAGAGACAGGTAGCGCATCACTCGTCCCCCGAGGGCAGCTTCGTGCGCAGGTCGCGCGGCGGGGTGACGTTGACCAGGGTGGTGGGGGCACGGGCTGACCCAGCCACGCGCTCCCACCAGATCGCTCCTTGGCGGCACCACGGGCGATATCGCTGCACGGTGCCCGCCTTTTCCATTCGCAGCAGTTCCTTGCGAACATCCGGGGTCAACCGTCCAACACCGCGGGCAATGGTTCCGGTGCACTGCACGCGGCGACGGTCCTTCAGCTCGGCCAGACGCAGAAAAAGCTCGATGCGGTCGCTGAGCTCAGCCATGGCCCACCCCCGGCGCTGCATCGCGCTGGTCGATCAGGGCGCGCATCCGCTCGACCATCGTCGGCTCGGCAACCTTCCCCGATTCCGCGTAGTCGATAAGGTCGCGCATCAAGTCCAGGTCGATGCCCTGCGCCCCCATCCACCCCACAAACCCCAGGTTGTCCACCAAGCCGCGCTGCCCGGTGGCCGGATTGAAGATGGCCACCCCGTTGGTGACGTAGCCCTGTGCGGCCAGCTCACCCAGCTTGCGGGTGGCGATGGGGCCCAGGTCGATGCTGTGCGCGGCCACCGGCTGGCGCGTGCCGAGCGAATCGCGCAGCAGGCGTTCCAGTACCTCTACACCTTTGGACCACGCGTTGAGGCCAACTGTTGGCAGCGCATCCTGTATTTGCTGTAGTACCGCGCGCTCGTTGTCGCTGAGGTACAGCCCATCCCCCTGCGCCTCGCCAACCTGTAAAGGTTGCTTACCAGTTGCGGCGAGGGCGGCGCGTGCACGTTCACCGCCATCACGGTCCAGGGCGTGCCGCCCTGGCTCACCCAAGCTCCCAACCTTCCTGCACAGGCTGACCTGCTCTTCGTACCACGATAGGGCGCGGCGCAGGGAGTGATTCTGCTGGTCGAGAAACTCAATCTGGCCGCGCGCCTCATACACATCCACGCTCAACTCTCCGGAATTTCCGGATACCTCGTTCGGGGCTGCGGGCTGGGGGTGGGTATAGAGCGGGATCGGACGCTCGTCATCGTCGCAATACGCCACAGCTTCGGAGAAGGTGGGGTGCAGCGACGGTTCGTCGTGGTGCGTCATCCACGCCACCGGCACCGCATCGGCGGCGAGGTGGTTCAGAACGGCCTGCACGTAATCGCGGAATTCTTCGTCCATCCCGGAAATGCAGGCGCGCTCCAGGCGCTTGATCGCATCACTGATCTTGGTGTTCATGCCTGCTCCGTGGTGGTGCTGAGCCGCGCCTGCTGCAGGCTCGACCAGGTGAGGGGATGGGGGCCGCGCTTGGCGCGACCGGCGGCTGCCGCGTGGGAGATGCCGACGCGCTTTGCGATCTGCGCGGTGCTGACCAGCTTCCCTTCGACGACATGGGCGTAGAGGGCCGCGCGCGCATGACCGGCGCGCATGTTGGATCCCGCCTTGAACACCATGTCACCGACCTTGACGTCCCGGCTCATCAGGCCACCTCGCTGATCCGGAAGGCGGCAGCCAGGGTGTCGAACAGGCGGGTCAGCTCGCCGGCCTGCAGCGCGAACCGCGCGTCCAGCTCGGCGCGGCGGCCGTCCGTGTCGCTGTCGTCCAGCCGATCCAGTGCGCCGTCCAGGAACTTCAGCTTGCGCACCACCAGGTCGTCGCCCAGAACGAACGAGACGCTGTCCTCCAGCACCAGCGCCAGCTTCGTGACCTGCTTGCCGGCGTCCAGGTGCTTGGAGATTTCATCGCTGGCCAGCTCCTGGTGCTGCACCTTGGCGACCGCGCCGCCGTCGACCGGGTCCTTCAGCTCAGCTTCTTCGCCCAGGCTCAGGCCCGGCGGCAGCGCTTCGCCGGCGATCCAGCCAGTGAGCACGCTGCGCGGCGCGACTTCGGCGTTCAGCGGCATGGCCGGGAAGCTGCCCAGCAGGCCACGGATGTCGGACATCACGTTCTCGCCAGTCCTGCGGCTGCTGGTGTCCACGAAGGCGATGCCGCGCTGGGTGTCCAGGAACACGTCGGTCCGCGAGGTCTTCACGAACGCCTTGGGCAGCAGCTCATGCAGCAGGTCGTCCTTCATGCGCTTACGCTCGCGCCCACCGGGGCGGCGGCCCTCGCGCTCTTCGATTTCGGCGATTTTCTTCGCCAGCTCGTTGTTGACCACGGCGCCGGGCAGGATCTTCTCTTCGCCGCCGACGGTCAGCCACAGGAAGGCGCCAGTGCTGTGCGACAGCACCTCCTGCTCCTCGATGCCGAAGGGTGAGACGAAGCCGCGAGAGGCAATTTCCAGCGGGCCAACGGGGCGCTGGCGTACGGCGGGCAGCAGCGTGTCCACGGCCAGGAAATCGACGGTGGTGGGGAAGCGGAACATCGTCAGGTTGCGAGCGAACATGTGGTGTCCTCTGGGGAATGAGTGCCGGCTTGGGGAACCCGGCCGGCGCGGGTGGCGCTGCCCGTGGGGAGCGGGCAGCTGGGGAGTCAGGCTGCGAGGGGAAGGCTGGTGTCGGCAGCGGAGCGCAGGACGCCGATCAGCCGCTCGCAGATCGCGGGCAGTTGGTCACCGGCATAGAGCTTCGCGCCGCGCTCGGTGCTGACCGGCGCAAAGCCAAGCTGGGCCAAGCCGTCAGCCGAGATCGAAAGCGGCGCGATGCGCGCATTGATGTCACCCAGCTTGAGCTTGGGAACGTCGCGCTGCGCTGCCGCAGGTGCCGGGCGAGACGTCGCCTCCACCTGCTGCTGGACGGTCTGCGGCACCTCCACCGGCGCGGCAGGCTGCTGGGCCACTGCCTGTTGGACCTCCGCTGCCTTGCGCGCCTTCTCGGCCTCTTCGGCGCGGATCTTTTCGCGCTCGTCGTCCAGGCGCTTCTGCTCGGCCTGCTGGTGCGCGGAGACGCGCGCCGCGGCCAGGTTCCGCAGATCATCCGGCGCCTTCTCGGCGCACAGCTGCACGCGGTCAGCGAAAAGGGTGGCGTGCTCCGCGTGCTCGGCCAGGATCGCCATGTTTGCCCGGACTCGCTCGGCGGTCTGGCTGGCGCTGATCTTGGCGTTCGTGGTCACCGTGTCAACCGCGTCCTGCATGCTGGTGAGGGAGCGCTTCCCCTTCATGGCCGCCTGCAGGTCGGGGATCAGCGTTGCCGGCATCTGCAGCGCGTGCTCGCCGAGCGTCTCGTTGATGGCCCGGACGTGGTCCTGCACTGCGCGGCGTGCAGCATTGCCAATCTCGGTGCGGCGCTCTTCCTTCCGCTTCGTGACCAGCTTGTCCAGCGCCAGGCGGGTGGCCCGGGCTTGCTCGCTGATGTCGTCGATAGTGCGGAACAGCAGGTCGATGCTCTCGGTCTGGCTCAGGGCATGCTGCTTGGCGCCGGCCAGTTGGCTTTCGATATCGCTGCACCACTTCACGGTCTTCTCGGCGTCGGCGAAGTCCTGGTCGGTGACCAGATCCTGGCTGATGCCCTGGAACACCGCAATCGCGCGCTCCTTCCACTCGGCGAGGTTCGAGGCCGTGACCATGCCGGTCACCTCGATGCGGAGCGCCGGCAACTGGTCCGGGGCGCGGCCGGCGGCGGCCGGCGCTGCGGCTGCCTCCGGTTCGTACGCAGCTACGTCCGCCTCCAGCTGGGCCCAGCCTGCGACGATCTTGGCGCGCAGGTCCGGATTCGGCACGTACCAGCAATGGCGCTCCTCGACCAGCTCCTCGCCCGACCACTTGGACGCCATGAACAGAACGCGTTCGGCGCCGCTCACCATGGCTTGATGTTCCATCTGCACCTGATAGTGCAACGGCAGGGCGTCATTCCCGTCATGCATGGCAGCGCGCAGGTCCTCGTTGAGCGACTTGTGCTCGAAAGCCACGTCCTCAAGCAGCGTCAGGCCGTCGAAGCTTGCGGAGAACTTCCCGTCGACGCCGACGCAGGGATACAGCTCCTCGCCGATGATGCCCTCAGCCAGCGGCCGGGCCAGATCCTCGAAGCGGTGCCCGTCGGCAAAGCGCTGCAGCGTCGCCGCGTCGTGCTCCTCGGAGACGCCAGCGGCAAGCTCGCGCACCAGCTGGCTGCGGGTCTTGTACGGGCTGCAGCCCATCATTGCCGGCGCATCGCTGGCGTTGAAGTGGTTGGCGCGGTGGGCATGCCATTCCGGCGTCCCCTGAATCAGGCTCACGGTCTTCATGCTCAGTTCTCCACGCTGTTCTGGGTGTTTTCGCCGTTGTCCGCATTGCCCTCGTTAACGGCGGTCGGCGGGTTGCGGATCTGCTTCAGCTGTTCGGCCGTGAACTGGGCCTTGGTCTGCAGGGTTGCGATCAGGTCCTCGGCGGACTTCTTGCCGCTGGCGATGATGTCCCGCCACTTCGGCAGGTTCGCTGCGAAGTCCGATTCCGAGTAGAGCGGCAGCGCCTTCTCGGCGGTGACAGCAGTCATCGTGCGCGGCTGGTCCGACCCTGCCGGGATGTCCATCACCTCCTCAGCGATCGGCATGCCGCGCAGCACGTCCGGGAACACGTCGCGCAGGGCAAAGGCCCGGGCGCGCATCTGGCGCATGCGCTTCGGGTACTGGGTCCACGGGCCGGCCTTGCCGGCGAGTCCGGCGGCCGTGGCGTCCTCCATGCTGAAGGTGCGGACCTCTTCGGATTCGTTGCGGCGCTTCACCCGGCACACGGCCGTGCCGCCATCATCCGACTCGGTGATGTACTCGCACAGCGGCGAGCTGCGCACCAGGGCTATCACCGCGTCACCCCACAGCGCGGGGCGCCCGTTGATGATGGCGAGGTTCTGCAGCGCCTGGAGCGGCTTCAGGCCTAGCTCGGCGCCCCATTGGATGGCGATCAGGCAGTTGGCCGGCTTGCCCTTAAAATCCTTGGGCACCAGGTCGCTGTCGGCAAGGTAGTCGCAGAAGGTCAGGGCCTGCTCGAACGTCTGCGGGCTGAGGTCGAACTGCTGGCGCGGCTGCGCCACCAGCGTGGTTTGCGGTTGGGTCAGGGCGTTCAATGCAGGTCGTCCTTATGCGGGTTGATTCGGATCACCGGCGGCGACAGGCGCATCTCGCGGCGTCGGGCCAGGTGGCGGGTGAAGGTCGGCCACGCGCGGCGGGTTTCGACCCAGCAGCGGCGGATGAAGAAGGCGGCGCCGGCCAGCCCGATCAACACGAAGCTGGCGGCGTCGGTTTCGACGGCGCGCACGGTGAGCGCCAGGAACAGGCCGACGGCCAACATGCAGAAGAAGGGGGCGATCAGGTGGCGCATGAATCACCTCCGGTTGCCTTGACGATCAGGCGGCGAGCCTCACCCGCCAAGCGGTCCGCTTCGTGATCCCACTCACTTGCAGGCTGCGGGGATTCTTCCGGGCTAGCGGGATACTCCAGTCGGATACCGCCCTCCATGTGGTAGGCGACCCGTTCAAGGAGTTCCAGAAGCTCCGGGGCGGCGGCGCGCAAACGCTCATGCATTGCCACCGCGTCGTTGGCGAACGCGCGGCTCACGTCACTCTGCGCGTCTCCATGCTTGAACCATCCATGGCGCTCGTTGAGCGTCAGCACCTGCTCGTTGGTGAGCCACACCTGCTTACTGCTCATCACTCTCTCCTTGTGCGCAGACGCCGTAGTTCGTCTCGTCGGCGTCGATGGGGTCGATGGGTGCCAGCGGCGCCGGCTTCGGGATGCTCTGCAGTGCCTGGCCGAAGAGCCGGTCGAGTTCGGTGGCCGGGGTCATGCGACGAAGTCCTGCAGCAGCAGCGAGGCAAATACGCCGCACACAAAGCCCACTGCTCCGCCGAAGGCCAGGCCGAGGCGCGATGCGTCGCGGCCCACGTTCTTGACCAGCTCCTCGGCGCTCACGCCGCACCCTTCGGGTCGAGCTCGTCGCGGAACATGCGGCGCAGGCGCTGGGCCTCGGCCACCACGGACATGCCGCGATCACCGGAGTGCTGGGCGGTGCGCAGCTTGGCGAACAGCGTCGACGGGTTCAGCCCGGCCTTCTGCACGTTGTCGCGCACGGTCTGGAACTGGCGGAAGTCGTATACCTGGGCGCTCATGCGGCTTTCTCCTGGTGGTCTGCGGCTTTCGCGGCGGCGCGCTGGGCGTCCGCTGCCTGCCGGGCGTTGGTGGCGGCGAGGTGGCGCTGGATGTCGCGCTTAGCGGCCGAAACCTGCTCGCGGTTGACCGGTTCGAACTCCACGAATTCGACGGTCAGGCCGTTGTGGTCGAAGGTCTTCTCGACGATCTTCATGCGGCCTCCCGCACGTCGTCGTAGGCGACGACCTTCATCTGCTCCTCCACGCGGCCCGAGACGTTCCGGACCAAGTCGGCCAGATCACGGGCGTAGGGGATCAGGTGCGCCGGCATCGCGGCCGACATGAGGTGCGACATCACCAGCTCGGCGTTGCTCAGCGTCGCAACCAGCTGTGCGGTTTCGGACTCGGCCTCCAGCTCTGCCGCGACCTGGTCGCAGGCGAACTCGTAGGCAACCCCGTCAACTTCCGGCTCGGCGTCGTTGCGGGCGATGTGCTGGTCTGCCATCTCGGTCTCCAGCCCCGGGCCTCGGTTGAGGGTGTCGTGGGGCGATGGAGTGATTATGCATCGATGCATTTTGATGTCAATGCATCAATGCATTTTTCTTCAACGGGCCGACGAACGGTAGGTCGCCGGTTCAGATATTGAGGGTGACCCGCCTAGTGAGCGGGCAAGCAGTCGGCCAGGCTGCAGCCCATTTCCGCTGCGTCGATGTAGCCGTGCATGCGCTGGTGGAGGTCATCCAGCTGCGGATCGGTGAGATCGGACAGGTAACACGCGCACTTCAAATCCAGGAAGTGGGTGATCGCTGAGTGCCAACCATAGGTATCGGCGATGCGCTGGATTGCCCGGATCCTGCGGGCTCGCGGGGAAGTATCGAGGGGTGCGCCCATATGGGCGTCGGGCGGTACGGGCGGCAGTGCCGCGGCCAACTCGATGGCCAGTGTCTTCAACGAAATCGGGTCCAGCGCCACTCCATCACTCCTCTGTCAGTTCCTCCAAAATCATGCGCACCGCTTCCTTCTGGGACCCCTCGGCCTTGGAAATGGCCTTGGCCGTCACCTGGATTGCGCGCCATGACACCCGACGGAAGCGCCGATCATCCGGCCGAAGCTCGGCCAGCATGTGCAGCAGCTCTACCGCTTGGGCCATGGTGGCATCGCTCATTCCCACGGATTGAGACGCTGACGGGCCAAGGGCTTCCATATCTCTGTGGACCAGGTCGTCGAGGCTGCAGTTGAAGTAGCTGGTGATCGCCAGAAGGCTGTCCAGCCTCGGGTACTCCGTGGCGCCGGACATGATCCGTTGGACGGTCGACTGCTGGACCCCCAAGCGCTCGCCGAGCGCCGCCTGCTTGATATCGGCATTGCGCGCGAGGTAACGGAGATTTTTGGCGAGGAAATTCATCCCGGGATGGTCGGTCATGACCGTTCGTCGGGTCGAATGCAATGATGCATTGACTGAGGAATGCAACAATGCATAATCGTGCGCATGAACCCCTCCGACGCCATCGCGATCCTCGTAGCAGGCGGCATGACCGAACAGGCCATCGCTGCTGAGCTCAACGTCAACCAGGCCACGATCAACCGGATCCGTCGGGAGGCAGTCACGCCCTCCTACAAGACCGGTAAAGCGCTCGTCGATCTGGCCCAGGCCGCAAAGCTCAAGGCCGCTCGCCGCAGTAAGGCCGCCTGACATGGCCTCGTCTTCCCTGACCTGAATTTCCAACTGGCTGCTCTCCGTCTCGGTGAGCGGCCATTTTCGTGACCGACCAGGGGAATGCAGGGGAATACGAATACCCCTGCATTCCCACCGAAGAGATAAGTGCATGAAAAGCCTGACGATTACTTACGAAGACGGCCTGACCCGCAACCGGACGCTCCGCGAGCACATCGCAAGCAAGGTCTACAGCGGTGCAGGCGTGACTGCGGTGGCCGGCCGCCTGGACATGGCGCCGTCGAAGCTGAGCGAGAAGCTGGCCGGTGCCGACAGCGGGGGCAAGCCGCGCGGCCTGTCGATCGACGACCTCGAAAAGTACATCGCCGAGACGCGCGACGTGTCGCCAATTCACTACCTGATGGAACGCTACCTCATCACCCCGGAGGCAGCGACGGCCGAGGCAATGGCCGAGCTGCAGAAGCACCTCGAAGCCCTGAGCGGGACGCTCAACAAGCTGGGGATCCGGTGGCCGTGAGCGTCAATCCACAAGTTATCCACTGCGGGGCGCATGGCAGCTGTGGTTGCCCTCTGTTTATCGTCCGCTCCTCAAGCATCCGAGGCCACCAGCATGAATCGCACCGAGACCATCCAGCGGCTGCAGCACTGCGTGCAGGTGGCCGAGCAGTCCCCGCCGCTCAGCGAGTCGGAGCGGGCCGAGCATCTCTCCCGATGCGCGCGCGAGCAGGCCAGGGCGGAAGCCCGGCGCCATACCTCGCCGCAGCTTGATCTGAGAGAGGTTGCCTGACATGGCCAATCAATGGTTCCGCATGTACGCCGAGTTCGCATCGGACCCCAAGGTCCAGATGCTGAGCGAGGCCATGCAGCGCCGTCTGGTGATGCTGTTCTGCATGCGTTGCAGTGACGTCACAGTGACGTTGAGTGACGATGAGATCGCGTTTCAGATGCGCATCAGCGGTGAGGAATTGGCCGAGACGAAGGCGCTCTTCATCCGCAAAGGTTTCATCGATTCGGCCTGGCAGATCATCAACTGGGAGAAGCGCCAGTTCGCCTCGGACACTAGTGCCGCAAGGACTCGCGCCTACCGTGACAGGAAGCGCGACAAGGGTGTGACGTCACAACCGTCACAGGGTGACGCCCTAGAACAGAACAGAACAGATACAGAACAGAAGAGAGAAGAGCAGGGCGCTGCGGCTTCGGAGCCGGAAACGGGGAATCCCGCTTCGAGTGCTTCGACGGGTTCGCGGTCGCCGACTGGCTCCCGCCTCGCCGCTGACTGGCAGCTCGACGACGTGCAGCGCGCCTGGACGGCTCAGAACTGCCCGGGTCTGAACATCGCTGTCGAGGTCGAGAAGTTCCGCGACTACTGGCTGGCCAAGCCCGGCAAGGACGGGCGCAAGACGGATTGGCCGGCCACGTGGCGCAACTGGGCCCGGCGTGGTGCTGAGCGGTTCCAGCCGGCTGGCCCGCATCTGCCCCAGGCCGCTGGCGGCGGGAGGAAGGCCCTGTGAGCAACGTGACCCCTGCCTTCGCCGAAGAGGCCGTGATCGGCGGCCTGCTGCTGGACAACATGCGCTTCCACGACGTCGCGCCGCTGATCAGCGTCGACCACTTCACCACCCCGCAGCGGTCCCGGGTGTTCGGCCTGATCCGCGACCGGGTGCTGGCCGGTGAGCCCGCCGACGCTGTGACGGTGGGTGAGGCATCCCCCGATGACTTCGACTTCGCCGTGCACCTGGCGAGCAACGTTCCCGGCTCCTCGGCTGTGGTCAGCTACGCCGAGATCGTCCGCGAGAACTGGCGCCGTCGCGAGGCGGTGCAGGTCGGCCTGGAGCTGGTCTCCGCCGCCCGCGCCGGTGAGGCCGACGCCGTGGACGTCGCGGCTGGCCGGCTGCTGGCGCTCAATGCCACCGTCAGCGCCTGCGAGTACACCGGCAAGCAGGCCATGCAGCAGGCCTGGCGCGAAGTCGACCGCAACTACGCCAACGGCGGCAAGCTGCCGGGCATCCCGACCGGCCTCACCGCGCTGGACGAGATTCTGGGCGGGTGGCACGACAGCGACCTGACCATCATCGGCGGCCGCCCGGCCATGGGCAAAACCGCGTTCCTCGGCGGCCTGATCGAGGCGGCGGCGGATGCCGGCAAGCGGCCGGGCGTGATCAGCGCCGAACAGCCCGCCGTGCAGTTGGCCCTGCGCCGCCTGTCCCTGGTGTCGTCGGTCGCCGCCACCCGGCTGCGCAACGGGCAGCTGGAGGACGAGGACTGGACCCGCCTGCAGGCCGGCATGGCCGACGCCATCGCCCGCGACATGTGGATCTACGACCGTTCGGCGGTGACGCTGGATGAGCTGGTGGGCATCGCCCGGAAGTGGAAGCACACCCACGGGATCGGGTGCCTCTTCATCGACTACGCCCAGCGCATCAGCGTGCCGCGTGCCGACCGCATCACCGAAGTCTCGCAGGTGGCGCGCGGGATGAAGAACCTGGCTCGCGACCTGCAGATACCGGTTATCGCCCTGGCCCAGGTGGTGAAGACCGTCGACCAGCGCGTGGGTGACAAGCGTCCCAACGCCGGCGACCTTGCCAACAGCGACGAGCTGACCCGCGAGGCCGACCAGATCCTGATGCTCTACCGCGACGAGGTCTACAACCGCGACTCGCCGGACAAGGGGATGGCCGAGGTGCTGGTCGAGAAGAATCGCCACGGCCCGACCGGGTTCAAGAAGGTGCGCTTCATCGACGAAACGATGCGCTTCTGTGACATCGGAGGTGACAAGTGGTGACGTCACAAGAACTGCAGGGCGCCTTCGAAGCCGGCTACCACATGCGCGACATGCACAAGTCGCGCGAGAAACCCCCGCTCTTCGAGATGGGGCAGGACGGTCGGGCGCTCCAGAAGCAGTGGCAGGCCGGCTGGGACGAACGAGACAGCGAGATCAAGAGGAGGGCGGCGTGAGCGAGAGCGGCTGGAAGAGCTGGATTCCGACCCCGTCTGAAGGGCGCGACGTTGGCGTGCGGAAGCCTCACATCAGCTTCGCCCGGTTCCACGATGGTTCGTTAATGGTGGAAGTTCGGCACTGGCCGAATTGGCCGCATGACTCCGACGGATATTCCGAGTCTGCAGGCTATGACTTGGCTGATGCGTGGGATAGCTACCTGCTGCAGTTCGAAGAGTTCGAAGACGACGAAGACGACGGGGAGGTTGCGGCATGAACGACATCGAGAAGAGGGCACGGGAGCTGCTGGCCGAAGCGTCAGGTTGGAACGTCGATGACATGGTCGAACACCTCGGCTCCGATGTCTGCCTGTTCACGGCAGAAGAAGCTCTGGAAGCCGTGCGTGCCGCCCTGAAGCCGCAGTGGCAGCCCATCGCGACGGCACCGAAGGATGGAAGCACGATCCTAATCTTCGGTGCTTACGTGACCGGAGAGCGCGACGAGCCGGTTACGTGGTCGGGTCGGTATCACCCTGAAATGGAGTGCTTCATCGCCGTGTGGGATGGCGAGCATTTGAACGACGCGACCCACTGGATGCCAATGCCCGCTGGTCCAGAGGTGTCGCCGTGAGCGCGCTCCGCAAGTCCCCGGCGCCCGAGCGCTTCGCCCTGCGCGTCGACAAGGGCTGCTTCCGGGTGGCCGACACCACCACCGCCGCCCGGCTGCGCCAGCGCTCCTACAGCGTGGGCGACCTGGTCTTCGCCGAGTTCAAGAAACCGCGGAACCCGAAGTTCCACCGGCTGGCGCACCAGCTCGGCACCCTGTGCGCTGAGAACCTGGACGCCTTCACCGGCATGGACCCGCACAAGGTGCTGAAGCGCCTGCAGGTCGAGTCGGGCGTCGGCTGCGAGGAGATCGCCTGTCTGCTGCCCAGCGGCGGCGGATCCTACGTGGCGCGCATCCCGCAGTCCCTGTCGTTTGAGTCCATGGACGAGGGTCAGTTCCGCGAGGTCATGCGCGGGCTGTGCCGTCACATAGCCGCGACCTACTGGCCGAAGTGCACCGCCGAGCAGATCGAGGCGATGGCCGGCTGCATGGTTCAGGAGGCAGCCTGATGGGTATCTCCATGGATCCGCAGGCCAAGCAGAGGCGCGCTCTCCGCCGGAAGTGGCTCCGTGCCGGCGGCTACTGGGCAGACCTGTGCCGGACGAAGAACGGGAAGCCGGTGTACCGGTGGGTGTATGTGCGGAAGCGGCCGACCAAGGTGCTTCGTTGCGATTGCCACTCCTGCCGTAGTCAGCGCCCGCTGACGCTGGCCGATATCCGCATGGTCGTATGCCCGAACTGCGGCAACAAGCGCTGCCCGAAGGCGACGGACCACCGGAACGCCTGCACCCGGAGCAACGAGCCGGGTCAGCTGGGGAGCTCGTACTGATGCACAGCAACTACCGAAACCGCGATCTGCTCGATATGGCCTACGAGCTTGACTGCACCCTCCAGATTGAGGGCACCTGCCAGGGTGGACCGGGCGAGCCGTGCCACAGCAACCAGAGCCGGCATGGGAAGGGCGGGGCGCTCAAGGCGCACGACTGCTTCTTCGCCAGCGGCTGCCGGGCGTGCCACCGCGAACTCGACCAAGGCCGGCGCTTCACCCGCGAGGAGAAGGCGGAGATCTGGCAGCGCGCCCACGAAAGCACTCTGCTGCAGCTGTTCCAGCAGGGCCTGATCAGGGTCCCATGATGAAGAGCTACTACGCGCTCGGCCGGCTCAAGCTCGGCCAGATGAACAAGACCGAGGCAGCCTACGACGCGCACCTGGCGCTGCTGCAGGCCGCCGGCGAGATCCAGTGGCGCCGGTTCGAGGGTGTGAAGCTGCGCCTGGCCGACAAGACCTTCTACACCCCGGACTTCGCCGTGATGTCCGCCGACGGTGTGATCGAGATGCACGAAGTGAAGGGGTTCTGGGAGGACGACGCCCGGGCCAAGATCAAGATCGCCGCCGACCAGTATCCGTTCCGGTTCCGCGCCGTGATGGCGCGCGCCAAGAAGGACGGCGGCGGCTGGGTGGAGGAGCTGTTTTGACCAGGGCAGCCCAAATCCGCAAATGGCTCACCGATAACCCAGGCTGGCACTTCGCTGCGGACGTAGCAGCAGCGCTGCCAGACGAGGATCGATTCTCCGTCACGCAGTCCCTTTGGATCATGTCCTGCCACGGGCACGTGATTACCCAGGGCAAGCGCGGGTCGATGCGGTACTCGCTGGGCCGGCCCGCCCGTAAGTACGAGCGCAAGGCGGCTGCATGAACACCGTGATCCCACTCAGCAGGGGAGCTCGAACCATGAGCAAGTCCGTTGAAGCCAAAGCCCGAGCCGGTAGAACTACCAGTGTCGCTTTCCGGCAGGTGTGGAAGCCGCGCGCACTGTGCGTCGTGGACCCGGCCTGCCCGATTGAGGCGGTATCCCGAATCGTTCCCCGGATCACAGAGAACCAGCGCGCATGCACCTCGGCCAGCTACCTGCTCATCGACCCGACCACCTCCCAGGCGTTCGTCCTGGCCGAGGACAAGCCGGTCGCGGTGGAGATGGCGCGGCTGGGCACGCGCTCGCCGTACTGGCCCTGGCTGGTGGGGCTGTACCGCTTCACCAAGGCCGACGAGCTGGCCGCGGTGCTGGTGCTGGACGACATCCGGGAGCACCTGGGCATCGCCACGCCGGCGCCGCCAGCCGTGGAGCGCTTCGAGCAGCTGAGCCTGTTCCCGCCGCTGGCCACCGCCGCATGACCGTACTCAAGCGCCCGTCTACCGAGGGTTGTATCGGTAGCCCCAGCTGGCAGGTGGGCAACAGCCAGCACCGAGGGAACGGGTTGCCGCGTTGCGGCGGCGGGGAAGGGTTAAAGCCCGGAACCGTGACCATCTCCGCCCGTGCGACCGAGGAGGCCCTGCGGTGACGAACGATCCCATCGCCCAGGGCCTGCAATACCTCGCCTCGGAGTTCAGCCTGACCCGGCAGGAGTGGCGCGATCACAACGGGGGGGGCGACGACCTGCTCGACGCGCTGGTGACCCACCGGTACGCCCAGGAGCAGAACGGCCGCTTCGGCATCACCCGTGAGGGGCGGGCGCGGCTGGACGATGTGGTGGTGTGCCATTGAGGCCTATGCCGCCACAGTCGTTGTTCGACCTCGAGCAGGTGCTGGAAGAGGGTGGGTATCAGCGCTTCGTCCCAGCGCCTGAGGTCTGGGACTGGATCAACGAGCACATCCTCGATGGTGAAGGCGGCCTGGCCAACCCGGACCATGCCCACCTACAGGAGGCTGATGTCGCCGTGCTGTGGGCATCAGGCAGCTTCGCCAAGCAGGGCCGGGTAGTCATCGGCCAAGCCGAGCAGGTGATGTTCCGTGCTGGTGGGTGGCAGAAAGGCCGGATGGAGCGGCAGATGGTGGACTGGTTCGGCACGGTGCCGAGCTTCGTCATCACGCTGGCTGCCGACTACTGCGCCCAGTGCACCGATGCCGAGTTCTGCGCCCTGGTCGAGCATGAGCTGTACCACATCGCCCAGGCGAAGGATCAGTACGGGGCGCCGAAGTTCCGCAAGGACACTGGGCTGCCAACGCTGGAGCTGCGCGGCCATGACGTTGAAGAGTTCGTGGGTGTCGTCCGCCGGTATGGCGCCAGTGGGTCAGTGCAGCAACTGGTGAACGCCGCCAACAGCCCGCCAGAGGTCGCAACAGCGAGCGTGGCTCAGGCGTGCGGCACCTGTCTCCATACGGTTTGACCTGCGACCCACTATGACGAGTTATCCACAATGGCAGCCCTGACACCGGACATGAAGGCCTTCATCGTGCAGCAGCTGGCCTGCTTCGACACGCCTTCACAGGTGGTTGAGGCGGTCAAGGCGCAGTACGGGGTCGAGATCAAACGGCAGCAGGCCGAAACACACGACCCCACGAAGTTCGCCGGCCGGGACTTGGCTGCCCGCTGGGTGACCCTGTTCCACGAAACCAGGGCGCGATTCAAGGAGGAGACGATGAGCATTCCCATCGCCAACCGTGCCTACCGGCTGCGCGCCCTGGACCGCATGGCCGCTCGGGCCGAGGGCATGAAGAACATGGCCTTGGCGGCGCAGCTGCTGGAGCAGGCGGCCAAGGAGACTGGCGGCGCGTACACGAATCGGCGCGAAATCGAGCATTCCGGTGGCCTGGACGTGCGCAAGGCAGTGGAGATGAGCGAGGCGGAGCTGCTGGCAATCGCCGCCGGCAAGGCTGGCGGTGGTGGCTGATGGCCGTCCGCGACTGACCCCGGCAGCGGCAGCGGCAGAGCTCATCCGCCGTCGCCGTTCGCGCGAGTCGCTCAAGGCGTTCGCCCTGTCCATCGCCATTCCAGGTGCGCCGGTCGATGACGACGACTTCAGCAACTGGGTCTGCGCCCCTGCCGAGAAGGTGCAGTTGGCCGCGCATCACGAGCTGCTGCTGGACAAGGTGGAGGAGTGCCTGCGCAAGTACATGGGCAGGCTCATGGTCTTCATGCCACCCGGCTCGGCCAAGTCCACCTATGCAGGCGTCGTTGCCCCGCCGTGGGCGATGGGCATGTGGCCGGGCTGCAAGGTCATCTCGACCAGCTACGCGGCCAAGCCGGCATACCGCTCGTCGAAGCGATGCCGGGCCATCTGCAGCAGCCAGGAATACGCATCGATCTGGGAGAAGCCCACGACCATTCGCGACGGCAGCGGCGCGGTGGACGAGTGGGAGCTGACAAACGACTCGGGCATGCTGGCCGCCGGCATCCTGGGCGGCGTGACGTCTGCCCGTGCCGACGTGCTGATCATCGATGACCCGGTGGCCGGCCGCCAGGAAGCGGACAGCCCGACTGTGCGGCAAAGCACGCGCGCAGCCTACGACGACGACCTGCTCACCCGCCTGAAGCCCGGGGCCTCGATCATCCTGATTCAGACCCGCTGGCACCCGGAGGACCTGGCCGGGTCCATCTTGCCGACAGAGTGGGACGGCGAGTCCGGCCCGATCCAGTGTCGCGACGGGCAGGTATGGGAGGTGCTGTGCATCCCCGCGCAGGCTGATCGCAAGGACGACCCGCTGGGCCGCGCCGTGGGCGAGTATCTGTGGCCAGAGTGGTTCTCGCCCCAGCACTGGGCGCAGTACAAGGCGATCGCCCGCACCTGGGCCAGCCTGTATCAGGGGCGGCCTAAGGCAGACACCGGCAATCAGTTCGACCTCGCCGACTTCGACGACCTCTGGTACGACCCAGACGAGCTGCCTGCGCGCCTGAAGACCTACGGTGCCAGCGACTTCGCGGTCACTGAGCGCGACTTGGAAAAGCAGACCGAGCCTGACTACACCGAGCACGGGGTGGCCGGCATGGACGACGACAGCGTGCTGTGGATCATCGACTGGTGGGCGCAGCAGGTGGAGCTGGACAAGAGCGTCGGGGCGCAGCTGTCGTTGATCAAGCAGCACAAGCCGCTCTGGTGGTTCGGCGAGGTGGGCGGCCAAGAGAATTCCGTGAAGCCCGTCCGTCGCCTCCTGCAGAAGGAGGGGGACATGTTCGCCAACTATGTGTACCTGCCCCACATCGGGGACAAGGTGGCGAAAGCTCAGGCCTTCCGGGCGCTGGTAAAGGAGGGTCGAGTTCGCTTCCCGCGCGGCAATCCGCTCGTGAAGCGCCTCGTGGACATGCTCATCAGCTTCCCGCGCGGTCGGTTCGATGACGGCGTGGACGTGTGTGGCCTGCTCGGACGCGGCATCGCCGACATGGTGCCTGCCGAGAAGCCGGCCGTGGCCAAGCGCCCGCCGCCAAAGGTATTCACCGAGCCGTGGTATGCGGCAAGGGAGCGGCAAGACCGCGCCGAAGACGAGAAGAAGTCGCGCTACTACGACTGATCGTCCGTTGATGCCACGGGCAGAACCGGCAACGTGACGGCAAATGACCTCGCGAATCCGCCATGACTGACCAGCCGATTGCCGCCCTCGAAACCGGCATTGCGATGGCCGCCGACCCCGATCCCGATCGCGCCAGGAAGCTGAGCCGCGAGCAGGCCGACGTGAAGCGTTGGACGCAGCGGTTCGAAGAGGCCCGGGAATACGACAAGGACGCCCGCCGGCAGTACGTCAAGAACCGGCGCCAGGCGCGCGGCGACTCGGGCTTCATGGTCGACGCCAACCTGATCGGCACGTACATCGACATCCTGGAGTCGTTCCTCTACGCCCGGAACCCGGACTTCGACGTGTCGCCCGGCCCGGCGCACCGCATGCCCAGCCCTGAGCAGCTGCGGGACGTGATCGAGTCGAACGAAGAGCTGATGGCCCAGCTGCAGCAGCAGGCCGAGGCCGACGCCATGGAGGTTGGCCGGCAGGTGGCCACCGACTTGGTTGGCATGGGCGTGGACCAGCAGCAGGCCATCGCCCAGAGCATGCAGGCGCAGGAGTCCTTCCTCGCCCAAGGCGGCGTCGAGAAGCTGGTGAACGACGAGGTGGTGAAGCTGCGCAAGCAGTACGCCCGCCGCTCGCGCGAAATGAAGCAGTTCGCCGAGACGCTGGAGGCCGTCGGCACCCAGATGTGGAAGGACGCCAACCTCAAGCGCCGCGGCCGGCCGTGGGTGCGTTCGTCGCTGACCATCGGCGTGGGCGTGCTGAAAGCCTCGTGGCAGGAGCGCACGGAGATCTCGCCGGAGACGCAGACGGCCATCAACGACCTGCAGCAGAACATTGCCCGGGCGCGCGCGCTCAAGACCGAGATCGAGGACGGCTCTGCCGGCGTGATCGCTGGGGCATGGGACACGGTGAAGGGAGTCTTCGGGCAGGACCAGGAGGCCAAGCTGGCAGACCTGCAGCGCCAGCTCGAAACCATCCAGAAGGGTGCGGAGCGGGTGGTTGCGCGCGGCTTTGTGGTCGACGTGGTGGACGGTGAGAACTTCCAGACCGCGCCGGGATTCACCATCGCCAATCACCTGGATGCGCCGTGGAACGCGGACATCTCCTTCCTGTCCTACGAGGACGCGCTGGCTCAGTTCGGTCCGTACCTGGCCACCTTCGACCCGAAGGGCAGGGCGGAGGAGATCCTGGGCAAGGCGACCCGTTACTCGCCGCGCAAGCCCTGCATGGGTAAGGACGAGAGCATTGCCGCCGGCGGCGACGTGGACGCCAGCGAGGCCGACGCCTACACCACCAGCCCGGACACCGGCTTGGCCAGCTTCGTGCGCGTCGTCGAAATCTGGGACGCGGTGAGCAACTCGGTCCTGACCACGATCACCGGCGTGCCGTTCTGGGTAAAGCCGAGCTTCAACCCGCCGGCCACAACCCGGTTCTACCCGTACTTCCTGAACTGCACGTCCGAGGTGGATGGACAGCGCCACCCGCAGAGCCTGGTCACCCGCTCGACCAAGCTCATGGACGAGTACAACCGCATCGGCTCGGCCGAGGCCAAGCACCGCCAGCGCATCATCCCTAAGACCGGCTTCAACGCAGGGGCGATGACCGACGAGGAGGCCAAGAAGCTGGAGAAGGCTGTCGTCGGCGAGATGGTGCCGGTGAAGACCACGCGGCCTGATCTGGACCTGCGCACGATCCTTGTGCCGATCGCATACCCGCCGATGGACCCGCAGGTCTACAACCGCGCCGGCATCGTGGCTGAGCTGGAGCGCATCTGGGGCATCCAGGAGGCGCTGTCCGGCTCGGTCAACACGGCCAAGACCGCCACCGAGGCCGACATCCAGCAGCAGGGCTTTCAGGCGCGCAGCAGCAGCCGGCGCGACAGCCTCGAATCCAGCCTGAGCGACCTGGCGCAGTACACCTGCGAGATATCCCGCGTGTACCTGACCGACGAGGACGTGCGCTTCATCGCCGGCCCGGCCGCGTTCTGGCCACCGTACATGGGGCCGGATGACCTGACCGAGTTCGTGCGCATCGAGATCCGCGCCGGCTCGTCGGGCAAGCCGAACACTGCGCTGGAGCGCCAGTCGTGGGCCAACCTCCTGCCGCTGCTGCAGCAGGGCATCGGCCAGATCGGCCAGCTGCGCGGCGCTTCGCCCGAATCGATCGCCGACGCCATGGAGCAGCTGATGCGCCTGACGGCCGAGCGCAGCGGCGAGCGCTTCGACATCGACCAGTTGATCCCGCAGAACGACGGCACGCAGCCGGCCATGCCCGTGCAGGGCAGCGCACCGCCTCCGCAGGGCGGCAATGCAGGCCAGCAGCCGCCCGTCGAAGCAGCACCTCCCGGCGGTGCACCGTCCGCCGATCCCCTCGCAGCAGCCTGATAGGAGCACCACGTGGACAATCAGCACCGCCAGATCAAGGGTTATCGCGAACTCTCGCAGACCGAAATCGACCTGATGAACGAGATCAAGACCAGGGGCGCTGAACTGGGCGAGCTCGTCCAGAAGCTAGAAAAGAACCAGACTCAGATCACCGCCGAACACGGCACCGGTGATGCCGAGCCGTTCCGCTGGATTGCCATCGGAAAGACGCACCTGCAGCAGGGTCTGATGTGCCTGACCCGGGCTGTGGCCAAGCCCGAATTTTTCTGATGAGCGCCCCGTACCTCTCCTGGATGGCCCAGCGCCACCGCCTCACGCTCGCCATCTGGCGGGTCTTCGACAGCTGGAGCAAGTGACATGCCCGACCCGACCGAAACCCCGGCCACCGCGCCGGACACCACCCCGACCGACACCACCGCTGACGCCCTGGCCGCGCTGGACGCTGGCATTGCTGCTGCTGATGGTGGCGAACCCACCCCGGAAGCTGTGCCTGCCGCACCGGTGGAACCCGCAGCACCGGCAGACCCTGCGCCGGCCGATCCCGCTCCGCAGGACCCGCCGGCCGGTGATACGCCGCCCGCTGATCCGGCCGCCGATCCCAACGCTCCGCCGGCAGACCCGACAGCTCCGCCTGCTGCCGAGCCGGACGCCGACACCGAGGCTGAAATCGCCTCGATGGGCCTCAAGGACAAGACCGCCGAGCGGTTCCGCACCCTGGCTGGACAGGTCAAAGAGCTGGCTCCCATCCGCGACGCGCTGAAGGCGGCCGGCATCGAAGACGTCGCGAGCCTGCCGCAGCTGGTCGAGCGCTCGAAGGTGGGTGAGGACATGGTGCAGATGGTCGTCGCCACTGGCGCCAATCCGGAGCAGTACGGCGCAGCGCTGGACTACCTCGGCCTGATCGGCAAGGCCCAGCGCGGCGACATGGCTGCCGCTGGCCAAGCCTACGATGTGATGGCCAAGGAGTTGTCGGTCCTGGCCCAGATGCTCGGCAAGGAAGTGCCGGGCGTGCACGACCCGCTTGCCGCCCATGCCGACCTGCTGGCCGAAGTGCAGGCCGGTGACTTGACGCGCGCCCGTGCCCTGGAAATCGCATCGACCCGTGCGCAGGGGCAGTTCAGCACCGCCGCGCAGCGGCAGCAGGATGAGCAGCAGCAGGCTGCCCAGCAGGCGGAGGAGGCCGGCATCAACTGGCTCAAGCAGTTCGACGCCGATGCCCGGGCGCAGGACCCCAGCTACCTGGCCAAGCGCCCGGCGCTGGATGAGGCGGTCGCCAACATCCGCCGCACCCTGCACCCGAGCAAGTGGCCGGAAGCGACCGCCCTGGCCTACGCCCGCATCCAGGCGCCTGCACCGGTGGCAGCCGCACCGGCAGCGCCCGCTGCTCCGGCCCAGCCGCGCCCCGGCCCGATGCGCGCGGGTGGCCCGCGCCCGGTGATGGTTCCGGCCTTCGACGACCCGATGAAGGCGTTGGAGTTCGGCATCGACCAGGCCAACGACGCCGCAGCCTGACCGCACAGGAACCCCGCTTCGGCGGGGTTTCTCGTCTCCGTTGACGCGTTGCACGGGCCGGGCAATCTGGCCCTGCGGCTGACAACCGCGCCACGCATGCAGAAAGCCGGGGTCGCGCCCGGTAGGGCAGATAGAGGCTTCGCCCCCCTCGAACGTGGATGGAAGCACAACCCCATTCCCTTCGAGGACACCCTCATGCCGTTTTCTACCGCGCAGCTCGCGCAGGGCGCCAATTACACCCTCGAGAGCTACTCCACCACCGACCCGGTGGACCAGATCTCTGTCGCACACCGCACCTTGGACCTGTTCATCAGCTCCAAGGAAGTCTCGTTCTTCGGCAACGGCATCTTCAACGAGAAGATCTTCGTGTCGAACGACAGCAACTACCAGAACTACAGCGGCGCCGACCAGGTCACGTACAACGAGCGTGACCCGAACCGCCTGGCCAAGTTCCAGTACTACAGCAACCACGAGGGCTTCTGGTTCGATGAAGACCGCCTGATCGCCAACGGCATCAACATCGACGATGCCGGCGTCGCGGTGGCCAGCTCGGGCGAGAAGGAGCAGCTGGTGAACCTGCTGCAGTCCAGCTGGCGCGCCATGAAGAACGGCATCCAGGAAGGCCTTGCCCTCGAGCTGCTGCAGAACGGCTCGCAGAGCGCCAAGGCCGTCCCGGGCCTGGACCACATCGTGTCGACCACCCCCGGCACCGGCGACATCGTCGGCGGCATCAACGCTGGCACCAGCACCTACTGGCGCAACAACGCCAGCATGGCCATCGCCTCGGGCGGTGTGGTCGCGGCGCTGGATGCGATGTACGACGCGTGCGTGCGCTACGGCGGCGCGATCCCGACCGACATCCGTTGCGGCCAGGCCTTCCTCAACGCCTACAAGGCCGAGGCGAAGACCGAGGTCAACCGCCAGATCATCATCGGCGCCAACGGCGGCACCGGTCTGGACGCTTCGGTCACTGCGGTGTTCTACCGCGGCATCGAGCTGGTGTGGGACCCGACCTTCGAAATGCTGGACGCGAAGCTGGGTGCGATCACCTACCCGTGGACCAAGCGCTGCTACCTGCTCAACCGCAACTTCATCAAGTTCCGCCCGGTGAAGGGCCACTGGATGAAGAAGCGCAAGCCGGAAAAGCTGCCGGACCGCTACGTCACCTACTACGCGCAGACCAACAAGTACGGCCTGACCGCGTCGAAGCGCAACGTCCACGCCGTCCTGTCCATCGCCTGATCCGGGCGCCCCGGCTTCGGCCGGGGCCTTCCCCCAGCTACAGAGGAACCGCCCCATGAAGTCCACCCCGATCACTGATACCGCGTTCAAGACCGGCAACAGCCCGTTCCTGCGCGGCGGCAGCGCCACCTTCTCCAACCTGTCGGGCACCGCAGCAACGCTGCAGGGCGCCGACACGCAGGCCGGCACCTACACCACGATCGCCACCCTGGCTGCCAACAGCCAGACGGAGGTCCAGAACCTGCCGCAGTGGATCAAGTTGTCCGCCGCCGGCACCGTCTACGCCACGGCTGGCTGACAACTCCGGGCGGCCCGTTCGCGGGCCGTTCCCATCCAGATTCCCGTAGGAGGGAACATGAGCAAGCAGACCATCATCGCCACCGTCGTGCTCCTGACCATCGAGCGCAGCCGGGAGGTCACGATCTCCGACACCGTCTTCGAGCACGAGGTTCCGATCCTGGAGCTGATCCACGGCGCGGAGAACGTCAACGTCACCGACGACGACTACCACGCCATCGAGCTGCCGGACAACGCCACGCAGGAATACCAGCGTCTGCTGTCGAAGTACGGCGACAAGTACAAGCCGGTGATCGACCAGGTGTTCCCCGGCGGCGCGCGCGACGTGGGCAAGGAGCTGGGCATGTCGCTGGGCCGCGACAGCTTCAAGAAGCAGTCCGAAGCGGTCATCCACAGCCGCCTGCCGCCCCGTCCTGGCGAGAAGCAGGAGCAGGACGACGCCAGCAACGACGCGGCAGTGCAGCGCGCCGCTGCGGCCCTCGTCGAGGCAGCCCGCCCCGCCGCTGAAGCGCCGAGCATCACCGGCCCGGCCAATCCGCCGCCGGCGGCTGAGGTCACCGTCGACGACGGTAGCGAAGAGCTGACCCATGCCGAGCTGCGCGAAGAGCTGACCCGTCGCGGCATCGAGCACAAGGGCAACGCCTCCAAGGCCGACCTGCAGCAGCTGCTGGACGACGCCAAGGAAGTCGACGGCAAGACCCTGGGCGGCTGATCGGCCGGCAGTAGGAAGCAACCAGGCGGGCTGGGGAAACCCGGCCCGCCTTACAAGAGGGCTCCGATGAGCATCACCGACCCCATCCAGTGCGCATGCGCCAGTAACGACGGGAACAGCACGCTGGCTCAGCTACGCAAGCGGCTGATGGTGCGCCTCGGCTTCGCGGCGCAGGCGAACAACCCGCCGCCGGGCATGAAGGAGCTGCTCAACGATTTCCTGTACGGCGCCCAGGTGGCGCTGTTCCGCCGTCCGAACGGCGAATTCAAGAACGAGCGCTGGTTCTCGTGGCCGCTGGTGGCCGGCCAGCGCCTGTACGACTACCCCGACAACATCGAGCACGACGCGCCGCAGAACTGCCCGGCGGTGATCGACCCGCGCCAGGTGACGTGGGTTGGGCGTGAGCGCGACGGTGTGTGGGCCGAGATGGCGCAGGGGATCAACCCGCGCTCGTACACGACCAGCGAGCTGACCGGCCTGCCGCAGCGCTATGAGTTCCGCAACTGCATCGAGATCTGGCCGGCGCCGGACGAAACGCTCGGCAGCCTCGTGATCAAGGGCAAGTTTGACCTGAGCCGGTTCACCGAGGACACCGACAAGACCACGATCGACAGCGAGATCGTGTTCCTGCTGGCGCTGGCCAACGCCAAGCAGCACTACCGGCAGGCCGACGCGCAGACGTACATCCAGCAGCTCGAGGTGATGATCAACAACCTTGTGGCTGGCACACACGGCACGGCGCGGTATATGCCGGGTCCGCCGACAGGTGAGGCCGTCTGGGTTCCGCCGCGGCCAGAGGTGCCGTTCCCATGACGGGCCGCATCGTCACGCTTACCGCCATCAAGGGCGGCATCAATCGGCTGCGCACGAAGGGTGGCGCTGACCCGGCGACCCTGTACGACCTGGTCAACGGCTATGTCGATCAGGCCGGCGTGCCGCGCTCGCGCCCGGGCTCGAAGACCAAGGTCAACCTGCCGGTCGGCGCCACGAAAGGCATGTGCGCCTACGACGGCAAGCTGATCGTCTTCAGCCACGTGCCGCAGGACATTCCGGCCAGCACGCCGGTTACCGAGTGCGAGGTGCTCAAGCATCCGACGACCCCGGACCTGCCCCTGAAGGAGATTCACTTCGCGGGACCGTTCCTGGGCTACCTGTACGTGGCGGCCGAGTTCATCAACGGCGACGTGTACCACTACTGGCTCCAGCGCGGCACGACCTGGGAACCGGGAAAGGTGTATCTCCCCGGGGCCTTGGTGGTTCCGACCGATCCGAACGGCATCGCCTACCAGCTCGACAGCGGCATCGAGACGCTGCCGGTCTGGGTCCGCAACGTGGCCCGCACCGTCGGCGAGGTCGTCGTACCCACGACCGACAACGGCTACAAGTACACGGTGACCGATGCCTTCGGCCCCGCGCCGCGCTCTGGCGCCATTGAGCCGACCTGGCCAACGTCCGAAGGCGCCACGGTGTTCGAAGACAGCGACGTGGCCACGCCGACGCCGGTGGTGGGCGAGCAGTCCAACAACAACACGCTGCCGCCGGACGTGGCGGACCGTTACCAGTTCGCGCGGCCGGCAGGATCGAACGCGCTGGAGGCCAACTGATGGCGGCACCTCTCTGGCAAGCGGGCAACCTCTACCTGCCCGGCGATCTGGTACAGCCGATCACCCAGCCTGCGCCGAATAACCCACAGGTCACCAACGGCAACTTCGCCAGCGGCGCGACCGGATGGACCTTCAGCGGCTCAGCCGGCTATGTGGCCACCGGCGGGTATGGCGGTGGTGGCGCGGCGCGCCTGCCTGGCAATCAGGCCGACGGCGTAGCTCTCAACAACACGCTGCTGGTGGTTCCCGTTGGCGGCAAGCTGACGGCTACCTCGATGATCGCGCAGGGCGCATCGTCTGCCGGGCGCACGTCGGGTTGGACGGAGATCCAGTGGTTCGACGGGCTGAACACCTTGCTGCAGACCGACATCGGCAACAAGGTCGACAACGGATCGGGCGGGGCCTGGCACCAGTCGCTGGTCGCCGCCACCGCGCCGGCAACTGCCGCATACGCGCGCGCGGCCATCCACCTGACCTCCGATGCCGGGCACAACGACCAGATTCTGGGCGATAACCTATCGGTGAGCGGCGCGACCGCTGGGCTGCCGGAAGGGCTGGTCTACAAGGCGGTGCAGGCCGAATCGGGCACCTCCGGCAGCAGCGAGCCGGCCTGGCCGGGCATCCTGGGCCAGCAGGTCATCGACAACGAGGTGATCTGGGAGGCGGTGACCACCAGCCGCATCACCTGGACCGCCGCGCCGCGCTACGTCAGCGGCACCACCGAGCCGGCGTGGCCAACCGATATCGGCGCCATGGTGCAGGACGGGACGATCAACTGGCGCGCGGTGTCTCGGCGCGTGGACGATGAGCGCTGCCCGCGCACAAAGGTCGTCGCGATCGTGGCGAGCAAGGTGTTCGCCGCCGACAAGGACATTGTGAAGTACAGCGCCACGGCCAACCCGCTGGACTGGAGCACTGCGGACGACGCCGGCTACCTGCCGACCGGGCTGCAGCAGGCGAACTCGAACGACATGGCGGTGCTGGCGCAGTACCGTGCCAACCTGGTCGCGCTCAACGCCAGCAGCTTCCAGAACTGGCAGGTGGACCCGGATCCGGCTTCCATGGCGCTGCTGGACCAGATGGATGGCGTGGGCTCGCAGTGGCAGAAGGCCGCGGTGCCCGTGGCTAATGATCTGGTGTACCTGTCTCAGCTGGGTGTGCGCACGATCGGCATCGCCAATGCGGCGGAGAACCTGTCGGCGGGCGACATCGGCGCGCCGGTGGACGTGCTGATCCAGCAGGCCATGCTGTACGCGGACCGCACCGGTCTGCCACCGCTGGCCACCTACTACCCGGGTGCTGGCCAGTACTGGCTGGCGTTCCCGAACTACCCGCCGCCGGCGCTGGGCATCTTCGGCGCGCTGCCGCCGGGCGGCTGCGGCGATCTGGTGAATTACGCCTACGTGGTGGCCGGTGGCCTGCCGCCGTACAGCGTGGAGGTCGTCGCCGGCGCGCTGCCTGCTGGGCTGAGCATCGACAGCTCGGGACTGGTGACGGGCGAGATGGCCACTGGCGGCGATGGCATCTGGACACTGCGCGTCACCGATGGCCTGGGCGACACCGCCGACCTGGTCGAGAACCGCACGGGCTCCAATGGTTTTTTTAAGTACCTGACCACTCGCCTGTACCCGATGGAGGCACCGGTCGAGTCTTTCTCGCTGTCGTCGGTGGTGGAGAGCGCGACGTTCCGCAACATCTACCACGCCTACGAGATCCCGACGGAAGCGGTCAGCCTGGCGTCGAGCGTGGAGGCCGGCACGCTGCGCCCGCTGTTGCAGACCGTCAACGTGACCGACTCGATGTCGCTATCCAGCACGGTTACCGACGGCACGCTGCGCAACATCCTCAAGGCCTACAGCGTGCCGGCTGAAGCAGTGCAGCTGTCCTCCGCCGTTGAAGCTGGAACGCTGAAGCAGACACTCATCACCACCAACATGGCTCCCGAGGCTATCGGGCTGTCGTCCAGTGTCGTAGGAGGCACCCTGACATGAGCAACAACGTCCTCAACGCCCACGAAGGTTACGAAGGCTGGTACAAGATGGAGGCCTTCCGCGTCGACGCGGAAGGCGTGGAGATCCCGGGCACTCGCCGGATCGCGGCCGATTGGTTCCCGAACCTCATCACGGATGCAGGACTGGACCTGTTCGGCACGCTGAGCGGCGCAAGCTCGACTGTTTTCGCGTTCTGCAGGGTCGGCTCGGGCAACACGGCCCCGGCGTTTTCAAACACCGCGCTGGTGTCGCAGGTGGCCTTCAGCTCTACCGAGCAAGCCATCACCAGCGGGGTCAACCGGACTGGCACTTTCTACGGCTGGCGGCGTCGGACGCTGCGTTTTGCGGCAGGCGTGGCAACCGGGACGCTCGCCGAGGTTGGGGTTTCCGCAACCCAGACTGGATCGCTCTTCAGTCGAGCGCTCATCCTCGACGGAGGCGGTGCGCCGACCACGATCACGGTGCTGTCGGACGAAGTGCTCGACGTCACCTATGAGCTGCGGTGCTACCCGACCTTGTCCGATGCCACGGGCACGGTGAACATTTCGGGCACCAACTACAACTGGATCGCCCGCCCCCTCAACAACGCGACCTATGATTTTGCCTGGTCCGGAACCGTCGGCACCGGAATTGGTCCACGCCTCTCGGCTGGCGGCCAGAACAGTGCATCAGCCTTGGCTGACCTTCCTGCGCAAAACGCGATCGTCAGCGGGCTGTCCCCCGTGGGCTCGATCACGGCGCTCACCTACACGGCTGGGCAGTACGCAAGGTCGTTCCGTTTTGATATAGGGCTGAACGACGGAAATATCGCGGGTGGAATCGGCGCGTTCTGGGCTGGCAACGACACCAACGGGACCGGTTACTGCGGCCTGTGGGTGTGGGGTCTTACCCCCAAGCTGCCCAAGACGAACCAGACCGTGGCCACCTTCACCATCCGCTTCAGCTGGGGGCGCTACACCCCATGATCCCGGCGGGCGGCCTCTCCACCATTCCTCAGCCTGCTCAGTTCCTGGAGCAGGTGAACTCGACGCTGCAGCCGCTCATCGACTACGAGATGGGCGGCGCAGCGTTGAACGATCCGTCGCAGGGCCTGTGGGTTCAGCTGTGGCGGGTGAGGGTGGATGGCAGCGTGGTGTACCTGGGCCCGGACGGCGGCACGGAGCAGCCGGCCTTCAGCCGCCCGGGCATCACGGAGGTGGCGCTGGCGTTCGACCAGAACATGCAGCCCGCAATTGCCTTTGTGCAGTCCGGCGTGGCTTGGCTGTGGTGGTTCGACACTGCGGTGCCGGGCATGGTGTTCACCCAGTTCCCGGGCATCCTCAACCCGCGCCTGACGCTGGACGACAAGCGGCCGGGGCAGGTGGGCAATTCGGACGTGATCCTGGCCTACCTGCGCGCCGGCTCGCTGTACTACCGCCAGCAGCGCGATCGCTACCAGACCGAGTTCCTGCTGAGCGCCGACCCGCCCTGCGGCGGCCTGGCCGCGGTGTGCATGTCCACTGGCAACCGCCTGCAGTTCGCCTTCGGGGGTGCCTGATGCAGTCCACCGTGTTCGTCTACACCATGAAGCAGGGCAAGGCCGGTTCCTGGAGCCGCTACCTGTTCCCGTTCTCCGTGGATGCCTTCGCCCAGCTGGGCAACGATCTCTATGTGCGGCATGGGGATGAAATCAGCGCTGTGACTGACTTTGCGCTCGGCGACGATGTGGGTGGCGAGACGATTCCGTTCGGCGGGACCGTCTGGTGGCCGTACCTCGATTTTGGCACCCCCAGCGTCACGAAGATGATGGAGGGGTTCGACATCGTGAGCTCCGGCATCCCCAGCGTCAGCATTGGCTACGACCAGCGCAACCTGGCCGCGTTCACCGATCCGTACACCGTGGATCCGGACACGCTGCCCGGTGGCGTCATCCCGTTCCCGATGGCCGCGCCGACCTTCAGCCTGCGGGTGGATTTTGCCCCGGGCCAGAAATGGAGCCTGCAGCAGGTGTCGCTCAGCTTCTTCGACATGGGCAACGGGCCATGAGCGTGGTCACCTCCGAACAGGTCCTGATCGAGGACATCGCGTACCTGGCGCGGAGGATGCGGCCGGACGAGATCGAGCAGGATCTGGCCATGACGGGCCTGTCCGAGTACGACCCGGCCCAGGCCATCCTAAAGATGGCGACCGTCTATGGCCCGAAGTTCGTCATCCTGGCTGACGACGTGCCAGTGGTTGCCGGCGGCTTTTGGCAGGTCCGCCCAGGCGTGTGGGAGGGCTGGCAGCTCGGGACGATGGACGGCTGGGAGAAGCACTGGCGCACGATCACCAAGGTGACGCGCAAGCTCAACGACCAGATGCTGGCGCGCCCCGAGGTGCACCGGCTTCAGCTCTACGGCGTGGCCGGCCGCGACAAGACATTCGAGTGGTACGAGCGCTCGCTCGGCTACCGCCGCGAGGCAACCCTGAGCCGCTACTGCGCCAATGGTGCGGACGCGGTGCTTTTCGCACGCACGAAGGAGGCGGCCTGATGGCTGGCGGCGGCAATATCGGCAAGGGCAACTGGGCCGACCCTACGGGCACGATCCAGAAGTCCGGCGCGGGCAAGTGGCTCGACCCCTTGGGCCTGACGAAGACGGCCAAACAGGGCGAGTCGGCTGCGGACGTGGCTGCACGCCTGGAGATGGAGCGGCAGGCGGCGATCAAGCAGACGCAGGCCCGCATCAACACGGTCTTCGACAACCCCCGGCGCGCGCGAGACATCTCCGACTTCGTGTCGGCGGTGCGCACGAAGAGCATGGACGACCTGGCCCGGCAGAACACCGATGCAACCCGGGAGCTGAAGTTCGCCCTGGCGCGCGGTGGCCTGTCCGGCGGCAGCGTCAACGTGGACCAGAACCGCCGCATGGCAGACGACTACAACCGTGGCCTGCTGAGCGTCGAAAGCCGCGCACAGGGCGCCGGCGCGCAGCTCGAGGCGGCCGACCAGGAAGCCCGTGCGCGCCTGATCCAGCTGGCCACCTCTGGCCTGGACGCGACCACAGCAGCTTCCCAGGCGGCGGCTGGCCTGCGCTCGAACTTCGAGAGCGCGCGCTCCCAGGCGTTCGGCGAACAGCTGGGCGACCAGTTCGCCACGGTTGGCGGGTTCGTCAAGCAGCGCCGCGATGAGGCTGCCCGTCGGCAGGCCAACCGCGATGCCAACTTCAATCTTTATGGCGGCGGTGCCGCCTACGGCGGGTAACCCATGGGCCAGTTCATTCCCCTCGCAATCATGGCCGCCGGCACCCTGGCGCAGCAGTCCGAAACCGAGCGCGTCACGCGCAAGCAGGACGAGGCGACCGCGCAGGGCCTGCTCAGCCAGTCCCGCCGGCAGCAGGACGCCGATCGTCGCGTGAGCGATGAGGTCAACAACGTGGCTGCCAGCACGTCTTCTGACGAGCGCGCCCAGCGCCTGGGCGAATACGTGACCCAGCTGCAGCGCGGGCGCAAGCAGGCCGTGGCCGGGCTCGAAGCGCCGTTCGGCGGCACCACCTTCCAGGCCGACACCGGCGCGGCGCGTGCCGGTGCAGACGCTGCCGCACAGACCACCGCCGGGCTGATGTCGCGCATCGACGCGCCCCAGCTGCAGCGGCAAGGTGAGGCATTCGGCTATGGCCGGCTGGCCACCGACATCGACATGGCCGCACGCGATAGCCGCGGTCAGCAGTTCATCGACCAGATGCGCCTGCGCGCGATCCGGCGCCGCCCGGAAGTGGACCTGGTTGCCGGCCTAGCTACTGCCGCCGGTGGTGCCATGGCCGGTGGCGGCGGCGGGATGATGGGCGCCGCCTCTGCGCCGCAGTACGGCGCGAACTACTACGGGGTCTGGAACCCCAACACCATGGGGGTGGCGTGATGGCTGATCCATACAACGCCGGACAGGCGCTGGGCTCCGCGCTCTTCGGCAGCACCCAGGACACCTACACCAACCAGCTTGGCCGGCAGTACCAGGTCGAGCAGGCGCTGCAGCAGGCGCGGCAGGCGCGGTCGAAGGCGATCCTCGCGCAGCAGGTCAATGACCAGCGGGCGCTGGTCAATCCGGAACTGGTGAGCGGGGTTCTGGGCGGTGATCAAGACGCGCTTGGCACTCTGGGCAGTATCGCGCTGCTGGCCAACGACAACTTCGACGCCAGTCAGCTCAGCGACGTACTCGGCGCAGCCGCGAGTAGCGGCGCGCGCAATGCTGCGTTGGCGGGCGACTACAACGGGGCGAATGCTCAGCTGTTCGCACTAGCCAAGGGGCCGCAGCAGCTCGCCACTGTTGAAGGTCAGAACCTGCTCGGCAACCGATTCCTGGTCGGCGGCGGCGACGTGAGCACGACCGAACAGGGCCGCGCAGGCATGGCCGCCGATGCCGCCCGCGCGCGTGCGTCCGACGCCAGCGCCGCCAGCTCCTACGCGTCTGCGGCGCGCACCCGGCAGGGCATGGCGCTGGATCGCGCCGATGTGCTGGGAGGTGGTGGCCGTCCGTCCAGCAAAGCGCCGAGCGGCTACCGCTGGAAGGCGGACGGCAGCCTGGAAGCGATCCCCGGCGGCCCAGCCGATATCACCGGAACGCTGGGCGACCCGACCGCGAAGGCAACCGAGGGCGAGCGCAGCGCAGCCGGGTTCCTGCAGCGCATGGTGCAGTCCGAGGCAGAGCTGGAAGGGCTGCGCGCCGGCGGCTACAACGCGGCCAACCTGCGCGACTTCTATACGGCAGGTGAGGGCACGTTCCTCAACCAGTTCGCGTCCGACAAGGGCCAGGTCAACCGGCAGCAGCAGGAAGACTGGGTGCGCGCGAAGCTGCGTAAGGAATCCGGCGCGGTCATCGGCGATGAGGAGATGGACCGCGAGATCAAGACCTATTTCCCCCAGCCGGGAGATAGCCAGGCCGTGCTGCAGTCGAAGGGGCGAAGCCGTGAGCGTGCTATCACCCAGATGCGCATCACGGCAGGCCGGGCAGCGTCCCTTGGCGACCGTCCGCCGGCGACGGCTGCACCGGCCGCACGTCCAGGGCTGCCGGCGCCAGCTGGTGGCGTCGATGACCTCCTCGGTAAGTACGGGATCCGCTGATGGCAACCCTTGAGCAGCTCGAACAGGCCCTGCGAGCAGCAGATGCTGCCGGCAACACTGAAGACGCGCGCCGGTTGGCGCAAGCGTACAAGACGCAGCGCGATGCCATGCCGATCACCGACCTGCCCGCTGTCCAGGCAGAGCGCCCTGACTTCAGCGGCGTGACGGCGACCGTCGACAGCACCGCTGACGGCCGGCAGGCCGACGGCTGGAAGGCGGGCATCCCCCGCGACTTGGCCTTCGGCGCGCGGTCGGTGCTGCAGAGCGTGGGAAGCCTGCTCGGCGCTGTGGGTGGTGACGCCCTGGGCGCCCTGGAAACGAAGATCACTGGTCGCCCCGTGGCCAGCTTCCGCGACAACGCCGCGGCGCTGGGCGACAGCCTCGGGCTTCCGAAAGCCCAGACCTCAGGCGACAGGGTGCTAGGCGACATCGGCGAGGCATTGGCAGGCACCGGGCTGACCCTCGGTGCCGGCGGCTTGGCAAACGCTGGGCGCACGGTGCTGCCAACTGTTGCGCGTGCGGCGCCTGCGCCCCAGGTCATCCCGACCTTGGGGCAGCGCGGTGCGGAACTACTCACCGCCCAGCCTACGCTCCAGGCCGTCAGCGCCGCGACCGGCGCAGCGGCCGGCTCTGGTGCACGCGAAAGTGGTGTTGGCCCGCTTGGGCAGGCAGCAGCCGGCTTGCTCGGCGGCTTCACCCCGACAATCGCCACCAGCGGCGTGCAGTCCGTCCTGCGCGGGGGGCTGCGCGGCGGCGAGTCTGGGCGCAAAGCGCTGGAGCAGACCATCGACGATTTCGCCACCCTGGGTGCGACGCCGTCGGTAGGGCAGGGGACTGGCGGCTGGACGGCTCAAGGTGCTGAAAGCCTGCTGGCCGGCGGCCCGACGAGCGGCGGCGTGATGCGCCGGTATGCGGAGAAGCAGAACGAGCAGATCGGGGAAGGCCTGGGAGATCTGAGCAACCAGCTTGCGCGGAACATCAGCGGCGAGCGCGCCGGCCGCGCGATCGAGAAGGGCGTCGACACGTTCGCGAAGAACACCGGGGCGATGCGCAAGGCGCTGTACTGGCAGGCGGATCAGCACATCCCGAGTGACACGCGGATCGGCGTCACCAACACGGAGCGTGCCCTGGCCGAACTGACCACGCCCATCGCCGGTGCAGAGGCAACGACGGGCGCTCAGATCAGCCCGAAGATTCAGCGCATGGCCGACACGCTGGCCGAGGACGTGGCCGCCGCGCAGCAGGCTGGTCAGGCCGGCATCCCCTACGAGGCGGTGAAGCGGATCCGTAGCCAGATCGGCGAGGAACTGTCCGACTTCTCCCTCTCCACCGACCGGCCCACCGCCCAGCTGAAGCAGCTCTACGCGTCACTGTCGCAGGACCTTGAGGCTGCTGCCCAGGCTCAGGGCCCGAGCGCCGTTGCCGCTGTGAAGCGTGCCAGCAACTACTTCAAGGCGTCCGCCGATCGGCTGGAAACCCTGGAGCGGATCGTGGACAAGAACGGCGGTCCGGAGAAGGTATTTCAGGCGGCGATGGCCGGCACGAAGGATGGCGCGACCACGCTCCGCGCCGTCATGCGCTCCCTGCCGGAGGACGGCCAGAAGGCGGTCAGCGCCGCGGTGATCAAGCGCATGGGCTTGGCGAATCCAGGCGCCCAGAACGCTGCTGGCGACGCCTTCAGCCCGAACACGTTCCTGACCAACTGGGGGAACATCAGCCCGGAGGCGCGGCGCACGCTGTTTGGCCGATATGGCAAGGAATTCAGCGACAACATGGACAAGGTGGCCAGGGTTGCCGAGCGGATCAAGGAAGGGTCAGAAGTATTCCGGAACCCCAGCGGCACCGCGAACCGCGGCGCGGCCATCGCGTACCCGGCCACCATCGGCGGTCTGGTGATCACTGGGCAGCTTGGCCCGGCTGCCGTAACCGTGGGCGGCGGTGTGCTGGCCAATGGGCTGGCGCGCGCCATGACGAACCCGAAGTTCGTGAAGTGGCTGGCGCGTTCTACGGAAATGCCCATCGGGGCGTTGCCTGCTCAGCTCAACGTGTTGAAGCGGATGAGCGCCGAGAACGATGACGAGTCGATCTCTGAGGTAGCAGATGCCTTGGCCGCGTCAGGCGAAGGGGCCGCTGAGACCCCAGATCAGTAGATAAAGGGCGCAGCCAAGCAGGCCGGTTACCAGCAGTACGATCGACGCAGGGATCCAGAAGCGGTCCCACCAGGTGAGGGGATGCTTGGCGTCGAAGGCGCGCGCCTTGTTGGCTCGCGTGATCTTCTGCCAAGCGCTCGCCGGGTGAAAGTGGCCAGTCCCTGCCCAACGGTCTTCGGATTTCGGTGGCTGCGTCATTTCCTGGTTTCCTTGCACATGTAGAGGTCGTGCTCTTTTTCGAACCTGCATCCGACGCCGCACTCGTAATCACCCCAGCCCTTCTCCTCCGCTGCTTCCTGCTCACTGTCCTCCAGATTCTGTCGATGCTCGCGCAACGCCCAGATCGCGGAGGACTGACACTCCTCAAAGGTCGGGTAGGTCCCATAGATGGCGCGCTGAGCATCCGCGGCGTCCAAGGACCTGCCTGGAGGGTAGACGAAGGCGGTCCAGACCTCGGGCTCGCGACCGCAGCTGGAGAGCAGCGGAGAAGCGAGTAAGACAAGGGCGAGGAGGCGGTTCATGGCCGGATGGTAGCACCGGCCGCGTGGGGCGGCCGGCCTGTGGCGTCAGCCCACTGTGAGCAGAGGTTTATCGCTGAGCGGCTTTCCATCGCGGGTCAGCCAGACTTCGAAGGTCTGGAACTGGAAGATGGGCAGCGCTTCGTGCTCCTCAGTCGAGGTGGGCTCTCCGGTCAGCCTGAACCCGTACCGGTGGACCACCGACCCAGCGATGTGTCCCCAGAATTCTGGGATCCCACCTTCAGGGATAACCAGCGACATGGGCGCTGGATAACTGCCGTCGGCCACCAGCTTCGCTGGATCCACGCGGACCTCAACCTGAACGTCCTCCGCAGTGCACAGCCCGTAGTCCGAGAAGCGCCCATGGATTGCACCGGCGGCACTTCCCGTGAGGACAAGCGCCTTCGGGCGCATTCCGTCTGGGGCTTCAAGACCGGTTGAAAACGTCCAGAAACCTCGGACGTATACCAGCGCACCTTCGTGGGATTTCTCCGAAGTGCACCGGACAAACGCGTCTGCTGGGTAGCTCATTCACCTTCTCCATGGCTGGCCCCGGCCAATCCAGGGCCTCGCCGCATCGTAGCACCGTCCGTTGAAGCCCCGTCCCGCCCCGGCAGCATGGCCCCAACGACAACAGGGGCAAGCGATGAGCGCTCTCGCACATGCGGTACAGCTGGTGAAGAAGTGGGAGGGGTGCCGTCTGACGGCGTACCCGGACCCTGCCACCGGTGGTGCGCCGTGGACCATCGGTTACGGCGCAACCGGCCCGGGCATTGTCCAGGGGGTGAAGTGGAGCCAGAAGCAGGCCGATGACCGGCTGGCGCTCGATCTGGACCGGTTCACCAAGGGCGTCCAGTCCGCGCTCCGGCGCCCGGCTACGGATGCGCAGCTCGGGGCCATGGTGAGCCTGGCCTACAACATTGGCGTCAGTGCCTTCCGCAGCTCCACGCTGCTGAAGCTGTTCAACACAGGAGACATCGGCGGCGCCAGCAAGCAGTTCCCGCGCTGGAACAAGGCCAACGGAAAGGTGATGCAGGGCCTGGTCAACCGCCGCGCCGATGAACAGAAGGTATTCGAAGGCCGGGGCGGGGTCGCATGACCATGGAAGCCCAGCCGAACCAGGACGGTCGAACCCGCCTATCGCTCGGCCCGGTAGAGAAATGGATCGTGAGTGCCTTTGCCGGCTTCATGGTCGCCGGCGGCTACTGGCTCATCAGCTCGATGCAGCTGGTGCTGACCCAGCAGCAGGTCACGAACCAACAGGTGATGACGGTGCAGCAGCAGCTGCAGACCATCAACACCCAGCTGGCGGACGTGCCGGCCCTGAAAATCGAACTGGCCAAGGTCGCCCTCCAGACCGAACAGAACAAGCAGGACATCCGCGAGCTGAAGCAGCTCAGGGGGATCAAATGAAGTTGCAGCTGATCGAGGGGTGGCACCGCGCCTGGAAGCTGGCATCGGTCTGGGTGTTCGGCCTGGTGGCGGCGTTCCCCGACATCTACGACGCGATCGCGGCCATGGGCTGGATGGATGAGCTGCCGGAGCCGGCGAAGTGGTCGATTCGTGCACTCGGCGCCCTGGGCGTGATCGCGCGCGTGCTGAAGTCCCGGAAGAAGCCGCCATGCTGAGCTTCAACCCACTGGACGCAATCCGCCCCTACCTCTGGGCCGTAAAGGCAGGCGCCATCATGATCGCGCTCACTGCTGTGTTCGTCAGCGGCTACGGCCATGGCAAGGACCGGCAGGCGGCCAAGGACCAGGAGCGCATCGACAACTTGGCCACGGCGCGCGATGCCGCCCAGGCTGAAGCTGCCGAGAACCTGCGCGCGGCCAATGCCTGTGGCCAGCTTCTGAGCGACGTGAACGACCAGTCGCAGCGCCAGATCGATGAAGCCGCCCGGGCCAAGGCGGCGGCGCAACAGGCTGCGGCTCGCGCTGAAGCGGCGGCCGCTGCCGGCCAGCGCCGCGCCGTAGCTGCCGAGAAGGCGCTGCAGGACGCTAAATCCACACCGGCGTGCCGGTCCCAACTGGAGATGCCGCTGTGCGACGCCATTCCCTTGCTCTGATCTTGGCGCTGCCGCTGTGCGGCTTCGGGAGCTGCTCGAAGAAGCCCGAGTCTCCAGTCATGCCGAAGGTCGTTACCGTTACCGTCGAAAAGCAGGTGCCCGTAGACGATCGGCTGACCAAGCCGTGCCCGGCCACGCGCGCCGCCAGCCGCACCGTGGAGGCCGTGGTGGCCGCCTACAACGCCAACATCACCACCCTTGAGGACTGCGACGGCCGCATGTCCGAGATCCGCGCCCTGGGGCGGTAATGGGCGCCAAGAAGCGAGTTCCGCTGCACCAGAACCCGCGCGGCTTCGTCGAAGTCGATCCGACTGCGACCGAAGGCGCCATCCTGGGTGTGAACCTACGGGACTCGGCCGGCCGGGTGATTCGCCCGGAAGACGTGATCAACCAGCCCACCAGCGGTGGCGGCGGCACGAGCAGCATCGCCTCGACCATCTGGAAGCTGATCCGCGAGATCCCGGCCAACATCCAGAAGCTGGCCGCGCTGATCGGCAGGGGCTTTGCCATCCGCCGCGACGACGGCGAGTGGGCGCTGCGCACGCTGCAGCCCGGGGACGGCATCGATATCGCCAACGGTGACGGCGAGGACGGTGACCCGACGATCAGCCTCGAGGACCTACCCAATTCGGGTGTGGGCGCGGCGCTGGTCAAGATCACTCGGGACGGGAAGGGAAGGGTAGAGGGCACGCAGCCCGCCAGCACCACGGACCTAGCCGAGGGGTCGAACCTCTACTTCACCGACGCGCGCGCCGACGCGCGGATCACGGCGCAGAAGGGGCAGCCGAACGGGTTGGCAACGCTGGGCGCTGATTCAAAGATACCCAGCGCCCAGCTACCCGCGATCGCGATCACAGAGACATTCGTCGTCGGCAGCCAGGCCGCGCAGCTGGCGCTGACCGCCCAGGAGGGCGATGTCGCCGTCCGCACGGATCTGTCGAAGTCCTACATCAAGAACAGCGGCACCAGCGGCACGATGAGCGACTGGACCGAGCTGTTGGCGCCCAGCGGCGGTTCGGTGCTGAGCGTCAACGCCCGTACCGGCGCCGTCGTGGTCCCGGACTTCGTCATCAAGGCGACCGCACCAGTGGCGGGCGACTTTGGCCGAGCCATCATCGACGGCGACCGCTGGTTCAACAGCACGAACGGGGTGGACTACATCCGGGTCGCAGGCGCCTGGGTGCACGACAACGCGGCCGCGCTGAGCCGGTACATGCCGGCCTACCTCGCCAACGGCTCGCCCTCGCCGGTTCCGCTCAACGCTGACGGCACTGTGCCGGCGTACCTGGCAAACGGCGCCTCATCCCCATTCGCGACGCAGGCCTGACATGGCAGACATCATCCCCCTCAAGTTCCTGAAGACCACCGGCGGCGCGGTGGTAGCGCCGTCCGAATTGAACCCGGGCGACACCATTCCAAGCGCATACATCGGCGGGCTGATCGGCAGCAACATGCTCATCAACTGCGGCGTGCCGGTGATCAACCAGCGCGGGTTCGCTGGCGGCGCGCTTGCCGCGGGCGTGTATGGCTACGATCGCTGGAAGGCCGGCACAGGCGGCTGCAATGTAACCATCAACACCACGACAGGGGTGTTCACGCACACCAGCGGCCCGCTGGTCCAGGTCGTGGAATCCCCTGAGGCGGCGTGGGGAGTTCCGGTCACCCTGAGCGTTGAAAGCCCATCCGGCGCCATTTCGGTAAACATCGGCGGAACCACAGGCTCCATCACCGCCGGGACGGGCCGTCGCAGCGTCACGCTGACCCCCACCGGAAGCGGCCACATGACCGTGCAGCTGACCGCGGCAGGCGTCACCTACAGCGCCCCACGGCTTGAACGCGGCAGCGTGGCCACGGCCCCGGAGTACCGGCCGGCCGGCGTGGAACTGATGCTCTGCCAGCGCTACTACGAGAAGAGCTACGACCTCGCGGTCTTCCCAGGCACTGCCTCGGCGTTTGGCCGATGCGGCGAGTTCCTTGGCATCACGCCGCGCAACACCGCTAACTCGTTGCTGCAGCGGTTCATGGTTCAGAAGCGAGTCACACCCGCAGTAACTGTGTACGCCTCCGAGACTGGCGCGGTTGGAAATATCTCCCAGGAAAACGGGAGCAACGCCGCAATCAATTCAATCTCGGCGTCCGGGCACACAGGTTTTCAGGTCACCTATACCAACGGTTCGGGGCGTTACGGCGCATCGTTCCACTACGTCGCGGATGCGGAGCTCTGACCATGTATCAACTCACCCCCGACCCGGACACCTTGCTCTGCCTCGAAACAGGCGCATGGATTCCGCGCGGCCATCCCTTGTGGCCGACCGAATGGCTGCTCACCCACATACCGGAGCCGGTGCCACCGCCGTACCTGCCGAACACCCCGGCGCATCATCGCGCCATCCGGGACGCGGCCTGGGCGTGGATGGCAGCGGTGGTGCAGGAGCGTGGTTACGACAGCATCGAGAGCTGCTGCAGCTACGTGACCAGCACGGTGCCGCGCTACAAGGCCGAAGCGCTGGCCATGGTGGCGTGGCGCGACGCGGTGAACCAGACGCTGGAGCAGCTCGTCCTGAATCCGCCGGCCGGCGTCGATACCTGGGAAGAGGTCCGGGCCCTGCTGCCGCAGCCAGAGACGTTCCCGTGGCCGGCAAAGGTCGACCTGCCGCTCGATGGCGCTGAGCCGCCGATCCAGATAGGAGGCTGAGCATGGCCTGGCCAGCATCTCCTGCAGTAGGTGACCGGTGGACCGAGTACGGCCGCACGTGGGTCTTCGACGGCAGCGGCTGGGGCCAGGTGATCGCGCCCATTGCTGGCGTGTCGGCGCTGCCGGTGCGCCTGCTGGCCGAGCTGGTCAGCCCGGCGGGCGACATCAACCGCCAGTTCCGGGTGACCGACGCCCCGGGCGGTGAGGCGATCGTCTACAGCGACGGGACCGACTACCGCCGCGTCTCCGACCAGAGCCCGGTGAAATAGCATGGCCGATCTCAACCGCATCGCAGAAATTCGCGGCATGGCCCTGAGCATTGCCGATGACGGGGCGTCGGTCGCGCTCGGCGAGGGGTCATGCTTCCTTCCCAGCGGCCGGCGAATTATGACCGCGGGTGCCACCGCTGCCGTGCCTGCCGGCCAGGCCGTCGGCCTGCTCCACGCCTACGCCTACGAGGCCAGCAACAACGTGGCCGGCCTGGAGCTGTCCACCGTCGCGCCCTCGGCCGTCTACCGCGGCACCGCGCGCACCAAGGACGGCGATCCGACCAGGCGCTACCTCGCCACTGGCCGGGTCGAGACGGTCGGCAAGTTGCGCTCTGGCCGGCACATGACGGTCGGCGGGCGCGGCAACCAGGTGACGCTCTGGCGCGCAGCCTCCGCCGCCACCGTCCCGGTGCAGCTGCTGAATCTCAACATCCTGGCGCTGACCCCACCCGCGCAGCAGGTGCTGGACCTGTCCGGCCTGATCTCGCCGGCGGCCACCGCCGTGGATCTCAAGATCGCCAACCTGTCGAGCCTGACCGTGTACCTCGGGGTGCCTGCCATGGGCGCGCTCAGCCGGCTCAACCGCACCATGGACATTGGCCCGAACTCCACGATCACCGTGAGCTGCCTGCTCGATTCCGACCTGAAGGTGACCATGCTGCCGTCGGCAACGGGGCTGCTGGGCGCGGTGGTGGCCATCGGGATCGGCAACGTGCAGGTCGAAGTCCTGGGCTACGTGTTCGACCGGTAACCGTCGCAGCGTGTGAGCCCGGGCAGGGGTAGAGTGCCGGCATGGACACCCCAGACAAGCCCGCGCCGGCCGACCGCCCGGACCCGACCAAGCTCCAGCCGACGCTGGGGCACCTGCTGCTGCCCGACAGCCGCACCCCTGAAGAGCAGCGCGCCGCGTCGCTCAAAGAGTCCGCTCGGCGCAAGGGCAGGGGGCGTGGGAAGTGGTGGGAGAGGGGCGGTTCGTGACGCCGAGATCCGTTCCGCAATTTTATCGAAGCCCTTGTGCGCCAAGGGGTTTGACGTGTCGTTTGGACCAACACTGCGGAAGGGATATTTGCGTAAGCTGTTGATATATAAGACTAGTCGCTCAAGACTTTTAATCTTTTGGTCGATGGTTCGAATCCATCACGGCCCACCAATTGCATCAACGACTTAGGCGCCCGAGGGGCGCCTTTTTTTGTGGTCGTGGAAAAATTGGCGGAAATATTGGGGTGTTTCACGCCTTCAACCTGCCGTCTGGCTCAGCGCCTGAAGCGCACGAAAGCGCGCTTGGCCAGGTACAGCAGGTTGCCCCCCAAACCGGCGTCCTGGGCCTTCCGCAGCGATGTGTTCTCGGCGTAGAGCGACATGATGTGCGCATCTCGTTGCCAGATCAGATCGCGAATCTCGGCCACGTCCGCGCCGGCAAGCGTGTGCCCTTCGACGATCCGTTCGGGCAGCTGGCGCTTCACGTACAGGGTCGTGTGGCGGTCGACGATCTCGGCCTGCGGCCTCTCCTTGGTGTAGAAGTAGAGCGCAATGGAGCGGCGCGTCTTGCCTACATGTTCAGTGGGCAGCTGGATGGCGTTGAAGCCATGCCAGGAGCGCTCGGAGGTCTCAAAGAGGACGCCACGATTGAACGTGGGCGCGATGGACAGGTCCGGGCGTGCGGAGGCATGGGGATCCCGGAACAGTTCAAAGCACCCGCCCCAGTGCGGTTCCCATGTGGGATTGAGGTAGATGAGCAGGTTAAGACGCCGATGCCAGCGCTCGCTGGGGTGGTAGTTGAAATCCACATGCGGGTCCAGGCTCATCCCGCCGTGGTTCTCGTGGGTGCCGCCGCCCAGATACCACGGGTCGTACAGAAGGCCTTCGATGCCGGTGATGCGCGATAGCAGCTTGAGGAACTGCGGGGTCTGGATCGCCGCATCCAGTGCGCGGAACGCCGGGCCCAAGCCGCGGATCTTTTCCATGGTGGATTTGCCACCAAGCTGGCCGTTGTCGCCCATCCGGTTCCCTTGTTCGAAGGAGGGGAACTCGACGTACAACCGATTCACGAAGTCGCGTTGAAAGAAGTCGTCGATCACCAGGTTTGGAAACGGCGGCGCGGATCTGAAGCGCGCGGCGATGCGACTTGCATCGGCAAGGATCTTTGGATTCAGGATGGAACCAAGGTCATGACTATCCATACTTCACGGGTGCGGTGTTGCGCACCAGCCTCCACGAGTTGCGTTGGCCGTAATGGTACGGAGCGTTACTGTGTTGGTCCCCCGAAGGGATTTTATCGCGCCCAACTTTCATCAACAGGCAGCGAAAAGAATGGCAGCGGCATGCTTCATGTTCCTATGTGCTAACTGCGCGGACCGGATTAGTGTGTCGTGCCTGGCCGCCCATGCATCGAGACCAGCTACGGGCCAGACTTTGAAAAGATTCTGCTGAGAACGTCAGCTACCAGCTGACACAGGATGCACAGTGCCCATACGATCCCTAAGAAGATCGGGGTGAGCACCAGCAGTGACACAAAGATGAGGACAAGAATGCCCATCAGGTGGCTACCTCTACTGTTCTAAGGATCTAGATCTGCACCGGACGGTGGGTACGCCATGATTCTGATGGCGAGTTGCCAGGCCCACGTTCCCGGCGGGGTGATGTCGGCGACGACCACGTGCGCGGACTTGCTGATGCTCCTGCGGGTCTAGTGCCCGCGCTAGCGAGAGAATCGGCGGCGCATTCTGACCACCTCATCCGCAAGGATGTTCAGCACCATGAAGAGAAAGCCGGTGCGCCACATCACCACGAGCAGGAAAGCAAGGACGACATACAGAGCCAGCATGCCAAGCAGTAGGGCGGAAAAGTTGTTCATGCGAAGAACTTACCACCGCTATGCGATGCAACATTTTGCACGTGCACGATCGCGCCACTTACTCGGTTCAACAAGGGACACTTGCGACAGTTAGATATGAGCGAGTAGGTGGGCCGACGTACCTTCGCTCGTGATTGGTCAGTGCGGATGGCGGCGTAAGTCCGCCAATTTGGCGTCGCCGCTTCCGAATGCATCGCTGTGCGCCGTGAAGAATCGAACTTCCCAATCCGATTTTTAAAAATGAGGTGTCGATCACTTCGAGGATTGTCGTGACCGGCTGGTCTGATGCGCTGATCTCAGTGCTTTGCTCTGGCGAGAATCGGTGAACTCCAGTCCCACACCCGATTGCCAAAGGACGTCATGGGACGCTCCACGTAACGGTGAACTACGAGGGCTGTCACACAGCAGGTTGCCATTGTGCTGAAGACGAATGCAGCGTTCGCGAAGCTGGTTCCTGTTGCATCTAGTGATCCCCAGGCGCGGCCTGACAGCGAAAGTACGAACGCGTGGGTCAGATGGAGCGAATAGGACGCATCCCCGAGCCGAATCGCAATGCGCGGCGGCTTTATTCGCCCCTCGGCTTCCAGTCGAACAAGGCCAGCGACGACGAGGGCGGAGGGGAGCCCGAACGCAACTACGCGAAATCCGTCAGTCTGTCCGTGGAATGGGTGGTCGGCCAGCCACATGCAGGTACCTGCCATCCAGATCAGTCCTGTGGTCAGTGCGCCCCATGCATGGCGAGCGGATAGTGCTCTCCAATGGAGACCAGCAACCGCGCCTGCCATGAACTCCAGTGCCGACGGACTGATAAGCAGTTTCGGCCATGGCGTATGTGTGGGGAGGAGCTGAAGTATGAGAAGTACGATTGCCCACATGGCGATCAAACGAGAAATTCGCGACCGCGAGCATACGACCATGGTGATCGCTGTCTTGGTGTAGACGAACAGCTCGTAGGTCAGCGTCTACCCGACGACAAGCATCGGCCCGCCTTCCTGGGGCAAAAGCAGTAGGGAATGAAGGATGCTCTTTTCGGCGATGCTGGCGTCAAGCGAATCAGGACGCACGATCAGCGCCAGCACGATGGCTGCAGAGCACAGCCAATAGAGCGGGAAGATGCGCAGCGCCCGGCGTCCAAGAAAGTCCAAAGCACCGGTGGTACTGCCCAATCGCCCGGCGGTGATTGTGGCGATGATGAAGCCGGATATGACGAAGAACACGTCCACCCCAGCGAACCCAAAGTGGGCGGGACCGCCAAAAAATGTTGCGCCGCCTCCATAGACGCTTTCTGCATGGACCAGGTGGTAGATCACGACCAATGCCGCCGCTATCGCGCGTAGCGCTTGAATCGATTGAAGGTGGCCCCCGCCCAATGGCGGACCGTGGGGCTTCGTCGCTGGGTGAGACATGTTTCGGGATGCTATGCGTACTGCGAGGGCGGCATCCTCTGGGGTCGGGGAGGGCAATGAAAGGCGAGATGCGACAGGGCGCGTTCTCGTTCCTGGGGTGCCTGGGTCGGTTGACCGGTGTCATCAGGTGTGGGGCTGGTTGCGGCACGAAGCCAGCCACGCAGGGCGTGGCTCTACTACACTTGTTGCATCCCGGTAGCTCCCGGGCGCTGACATGTGCTCTCCAGTGAAGATTCTCCTGACAGGAAGTTCAGGCCGGGTAGGTCGCGCCA